GCCATCGACGGGTTATTTTAAGAAGCTCTATTTTAAGCGATACTTCTTGAATATCAGCCACTTATGGCTATCAATCGAATTTATCAGTACATCGAAAACTATTGTCGGGCTATTGTCGGACATTAAAACACGGACCGAATTGTTGTCGGAACTATTGTCGAAGATATGAACCTACGAGTTGTAATACTGCCAGCTAAAGTTCTGGCGGACGGAACACATAAGATACGCATCGCGATTTCTCACAAGGGGCAGACACGTTACTTTGTGACACGCTTCGTTGTACCTTCTCCTGACAACATTGTGAACGGACAGGTGGTCGGCGTAAACAACGCATCATATATTAACCAACAGCTGCGTATACGGATGACCAAGATATACGCCATCTGCGACAAGGCGGAGGATATGGAATACTACACCTGCTCACAGCTCGTTCAGTACATCGAGGATGCAGAAGGCAATGCCGGACCGAAAAGCATACACGATATTTGTGAAAAGTTTCTCATCATGAAGAAGAACGCCTACAAGGAAGGAACATTCAGATTATACCGTGATGCAATAACCTACTTTGAAATGTTTTTCGGCTCTGATTATCTCCTGCAGCTGCTCACATCTGCCGACCTACACCGGTTTGAGCTGTTCTTGAAAGAGAACAGAGGCTTGTCACAAACCACCATTTCTATAAAGATGCGGAACATCCACACTGTCATCAACTACGCCATACGTCAGAAATTTGTGGAGTTTGATGTTAGTCCTTATGCCGACTATGAGGATCCGCAGCCGACAAGGCGCAACTGCGTCATCACATTAGAGCAATTAAGAAAGGTTCGCGACATAGACTTGTCGAAAGAGCGAGGAACACAGATAGGGACTGCTCGTGACATATTCATGCTTTCATTCTACTTATGCGGCATGAACCTCCAGGATATAATGGCACAGGACTTTCGTAATAACAAAGTTAGGTTTCAGCGTATCAAGACTGAAACAAGAAAGAAACGTGTCACATACACGGAGTTTGCCATTCAGCCAGAAGCAAGGGCTATTCTTGACCGGCTAACGAAAGACGGAAAGCTGTTCGTAGGACACAAGCGCTCTTGTGGAGCATTACAGCGCATTCTTTACTCCTGTCTTCCAAGGGTTGCAAAGTTATGTGGCATTGAGTCGGACTTCATTTACTACTCTGCAAGAAAGACTTTTGCACAGCTCGCCAACCAACTGTTCATCAAGGACAGCATTATTGAATATTGCATCGGTGACACCGTAACACAATCACGAAGGGTTATCGGTTATTACATCCATATAACACAGCAGATGGCAGACCTTGCTGTTCGTAAAGTCTTTGATGCCGTAGCGAGCGATAAAACACTTGAAGAATTGCAAGTTGAGGCTTTATCAACAGCTCACGACAAAGATGTGGGAATGGAATAATAATAAGGTGGAGGTGCTTTAGCTGCTTTCTCCACCTTATTATATTACTTAAACTTGATAACAAAATAATCCTTGTCAAGAAACTCGTCTGGACACAAGCCACGTTGAGGCTTACCGATAGTTATTGATACAATCTCAAAATCAATACTCGGTCGGTTGACACCATAGCCATTCACAAAACGAACGTGAGTGTAGCCGGCAGGGAAATTCTTGCACACATCTTCAATCGGTGCTCTGCCAGGGAACAAATATTTCTTGATGTAAAGATTTTCCAAGTTCTTTTTAGCATATTCTTGCAATGCCTTATAATCAAGTAGCCTCTTTTCCCAATATGGCTTTATCTCCCGATACTCCTCACGCTTTTCTCCTGATGCTATAAGGTCAAACCACTTTTTGCTTACAGCAAGACACAAGACTTTTCTCATACATCTTCCTCCTTTTTGTCGGAATAATCGACCTTGAATACAGATATTCTAGATTTCAAACTTTTCCTAAGCTCTTCAAATGTTAGACCTTCGGGAACTTTGATGCGTTTACATTTATTTAGTGGAACTCTAAAGTTTTTGACATTGGTAATTTTGGAACGATGGTCTGTAATTTCGATACAGCGCATTATTTGCTTATAATCTTCTTTATTCATCCTTCATTTTTCCTCCTTCCCTTTCTTGAAATTACAAATCTCTTTCTGTCCTTCAAACACGGCTTTCATACCGCCAACCAAATACAGCGAGTTGACAGCATTGCCAATAAGGTGTTCGGTGTAGTCTATTGTGCGCTTTGGGTCGGGGTCTTCCAAATCAAGTAAGCTAAACGCTATGATGGTGTTGGCCACAATGGCGTTGCATACTTTCTGCTGTTCCTTATTTGTAAGTATCTTCATAATGTCTATTTCGAGTTCTGTATGCCAATTATTCTTTTCAAGTACGACTTACAAAAATGTACTTTACTGCGTTGTCCGTCCGAAAGGATGGTGACATCTATCTTTGAAGTGTTTGTCGTCTTGTCATATCCAATTCGTACAGAAACAGAGTCATAACATCTAATAACAGGAAGCGTAAGGAAATCACGCTTCAGCTGTTTCTTCATTTTACGAATATTCATAACTGTATTGTTTTGGTATAATACTTAATATCCACATCAGCATTAGGAGCAAAATTCTCGTGACGCCAAGCACTTCTCTCACCTTCAGAAGCGAACGCCTCAACATAGTCAAGAGTGTAAACACCAAAGCTGCCAGGAGAGGAAACTGCTGCAATATAAATTACGAATTCTTTCATTTCTTCGCCAAATCAAAGACTTTAGTTGGAATAAACTCTCTACTTACTACCGTTAGCGTGTTGAGCGCAATTAATCCGTTAATTGTATATTTGCACCCATTCTTACCACTGTGGTCATCGCTACCAGTATAGCGACCGATACAATATTGGTAGGCAAGATTTGGATCTTGGCCAACAGCCTTAAAATCTGCTAACGATTGCACATGACCACAGGATGGACAGACAAATTTCCAATCATCCGAATTGGGACCGAAGCGTTCTCTTAGTTCTTGTAGCCAGTCTTCTACCTTAACAACCTTGTGGCTTCCTTTGAGAGACGGTTGGTTGCACTCTTGGTAATAGTTCATATACCAATAATTACGACGTGTCTCCCATGCGTCGAGCACTTCGTCACGAGTAACACAGAGCATTTTGGCGTATTGGTCTGCCCTATCAAGGGCCCACTTGAATTTGTCACAATACTTGTGATTGCATTTAGAGAGTCTTACGCAACGTTTCTTTATTCCACGCTCGATTAATTTAGGATCGGTCTCGTCTTCATAACGATATAACTCTTGATTACAACCATCAGGATTGAAACAACCCTGCCCGTTAGCACAATCTTCCTTGACCGCAGCTATCAATTTATCAATTCCTTTCATAGTCTTATTCTGATTTGATTTTTTGAACGTCATTCTTTGTTTTTTCGTAAAGCGATACGGCATTGTAGATAAGCTCTCGGAAATTCTCGTCTGTCGTCATTTCAAGAGCAAGACAAGCGACTGGATTATTACCGGAAATAGTACCTCTTGTATAGCTTTGCGCTTTATCCATTAGTACGACAATGGATGAGCGTCCATCATTAGCTTTTGTCCACTTTCTTATTTCCTCTACAGCTTTATTAGCAGGACATTTGTCAAGCTTCAACTGCATATACTCCTTATATGTCATTGTTTGCCTCCTTTGCTTTTTGTGCTCTTCGTTCCACTTAATTGCAAAATCTCTCATACTTTTGAAAATGCCCATCAAGATAAGTGCACATATAGGTTCTGATGTAGACGGATCAACTATTTCAACGTGATTGTTGTCGTCTGATACTTTGATTTTTATTGTAAGAGTTGTTTCTTTCATCATTTACCTCCCTTCTCACAAGATAGTTCAGTATTAAGCAAGTACTCATTACCTGAGTAAGGTACGCACTGATGATAACTGTCATTAAAGCCGACATATAGTAATTTATCTTTACCCAAACAGTCAGAGATATGCGAGAAGAAGTCGGCTCTCCATCTGTCATCATCACCTGCTCTGCCAAGAATTTTGTCGAATGGGTTAAAGTTAAGCTCTGCAGGAATGTCCTCCAAGCAAAGTTTGTCAGCATTCCATTTCTTTCCATTTCTTTCAAGAATGGAAAGTAATTTGGTTTTCTCCAAGTCTGTTGCTAAACGGCTTGTTTCTTGTGCGTCGGCATAAGTATCTTCGAAATCTAACATTCCTTTTTCAAAGAAGTAAACCACATGCGACTTATAGCATTTCTCGCAGCCACTCTTAAAAATGCCTACCCAAGAACAGCGCTTAGTCACTTTGCCGTCGGCATCGGCTTCTGTCCATTCGGAATACACAAAGTCTCCGTTCTTAAACATAGACTTTTCTTCGACCTCCAACGTGTCAGGATTAAACTTGCCATTGAACTCTTTTTCCAAATTAGCTATAAAACGTGCTCTGCCTCCATCATTCTCCTTTCTAAAATCGGCTGTGTCATAAATGACATCCTCATTATAGCTGGAATCTTGCGTCTCAAAGGAGTATACTGTGTTGAACTGGGTGAAAGAGTCATTCGCCCATCCGTCAAAGATGGCAGTAATACCACCACCAACATTTATAACAACATCGCCACGTTTCCAGCAATACTTATCCCAATCACGCATTTCTTTGTTTGGGAATAACATACACTCTCCACGGTCGACCCATTCTCCATAGTTTTTGAGGTGCCCGTCAGACATGAACACAAAGTTCTTTTTAGTCTTCACGCCTGGCTGTTTACAGAACACGCCATTTAGCGATACATTATGCAGTAACAAATCACCACATATCGGAGAGTAAAGCCTTGTGCCTTCCTCTTTCTCACTGAGGATGTCGAATAAATCTAATTCCATAATTATTGTTTTTTTAAAGAAATAGTAGAGGGGAAAGGAATCGAACCTCTCACGAATCCATGCAGCACTCGGTACCATCTGGCTGCCGCATCGCCCTCTGTCCTGTGTCGCTCACGCCTTGACACTTGCGGCTGTATTTTTCGACATTCCAGCTCTGTCTATTCGGTGATAAGGGATGTCCGACGACCCAAAGGATTTAGGCTTAACCTTCTTGCCTATCGGTGTGGGTTTTCCGACATCCCGATTTTATGGCGTTTTCTCGCCGATTTCCGTTTTCAGTCGCTTTTATTAACGTCGGGTGGCTCAAAAGGAACTTCTAACCAAAAATCAGTACCGACCTGCAGTGTGGATGATGTCGGTTCAACCGCAGCCTCTAAGGACGCATCATCCTGGCGTTATCCTAAACATCTTCTCGCCTTACCTATTTTATATATATGTTTGCCTATGCTACACCAACAAACTTCTGTAACTTGAACACTACTGTTGAAAGTGTGGTTGAAAGGTATGGGTATTCTTCGACATCTTTGACTTTAACACCTACGCTCTCGCAAAAGTTCTTCTGACGAAGAGTGAGAACTTCTGAAGCAGGCTTCTGTAGAGCTTTGTAGTTATAGCGGTGAAGGATGATGATGTCCCAAGCCTTGTCCTTCAGAGCAGCCAAACGCTGACGTTCTTTCTCTTCCGCAATAGCTCGGTTTACACGCTCACTATTCATTCTGACCCACATCTTGCAGAACTCGTCCTTGTCAAGGTCTGAATTGTTGTAAACCTCGTTGATTGATTCGTACTCCTTATAGGAAACCTGCACCTTTACGCGTGCTTCAAATTCTTGCTGTAACATATGCTTAGAGTTTTAAGTGATTACTTATCTTATTTGCTATTACAAAGATAGCAATAAGTTATCATATATGCAAATTATTAAGCAATTATTTTTATCAAATATGCAAGTTTTCCCCTACCTGTTAAGTCGTATAGATTGCTGTTCGAAAGTGTCTACAAACTTATGGATGATGCCCCCTTGACCCATCCTTCAGAAGAAAGAGTCAAAGGGACAAAGAGACAAAGAGTCTAAATTGCTTCACAACTCAAACAAGGACGAACCTTGTTCGTGACAGTCTTGTAGTTGTTGCCGATGTAACCGTCACTAACGTACACGTACCATGCGTTGCTCGACGAGAACTCGGTACTTGACCAGTACCAATCATCTTTTAACATTTCTCCACACACATACTCAAGGGCTTCTTGCACCTTCTTGAAGAACATCAATACGAGCAGCCATTCTCCTTGGGAAGGGATGTACTGGTTTTCGGCAAGAGGAATTTTACAGCCACGGCGCATTAGACTTTCCGTATGCTTCTTTCCGTCGAGGTCGTTGTAAGCATCAAAATAGCTCGTAATAAAAGCCTTTTTATCTTCCTCCGTGTCACTGTCGTTATTTTTCAGCAGAGGGAACTCGTTGTCGCCCTCGTCATCATCTTCCACATCGAACTTTGCGATGCAGGTATGACGCTCTCCAAGGTGTACTGCGATGCCTATCACATCTTCCTTCTTGTTCTTGCCGTCAAACCATTCTTCGCGTCCGTCTGCATAACGAAGATACACGCCATCCTTTCGGGGATCGAGGGTGTTACTTTTGTATTCGCCACCAGTACCAGTAGCAACAGAAACGTCCTCAGCGTCACTACCGATTACAAACTCGTAAGCCTCTTTAGCTTTAGCGAGATTACACTCATTCTGCAACAGCAGAACCATTCTTAATTTTTGCTTTTCTGTCATAACTATGATAATTACTTAGTGATTTAATTCGCTTTTTACCCAAGCTGCGAACAAAGTGCAGTGGGCGCAGTCGCAACCACAATCCGGATTGCGCTCGCAAGCCTTATCTAACTCATATTCTATCATATCTTATTTGCATTATTGTTGTTAATCTCCAAATACCAGTTCATGGAACTGGAGCAACATTTCAGTGCTAATCTGAGCAGAGTAAACATAGGCGTTTACTCCCTTGCCCGCACAACGTTCATCATGCCAGCCGAAAGACACCGATTTGTTGCTCATAAACTCAATGCTCAACTGAACAACTTCTCTCCAGGCTCCATCATAATAGAAACGTGGAGCTTGTGTTTCGGTGAATTTAATCTTCATGTTCTTTGAGTTCTGAACAGCCATGTAAAGGTCGCGAACTAAAGATGTGCGGATTTCTTGAACCTTAGCCTTGTAATACGATGTATTTGCCATAATGTTTAGAATTTTAAGTGATTACTTATTTATCTTATTTGCATTACAAAGATAGTGATTTATTATCATATATGCAAGTATTTAACAAGAAAAGTTTATCTTATTTGCAAGAAAAATAAAGGAGGCAGTTCCGCTGAACCACCTCCTAAGATTAGCAAATAAGAACTCCTCTAAACATCGGAGCCTTGGGGTTCTTCCTCGTCAGAAGGAAGTATGATGATTTCGCTTTCCTGTCGCCTCGAGACATAAGCGAAGATTTCGTTTCTCTCAACCAATCGAGACTTAGCCTTGCGTCCCTTTGCCTTTGCGTATGCTTCAACCCACGACTTATCAATACTCCACGATATGCCAGGGTCCGGCTCGTTATCAAAGGCTCTATACACCATTATCGGGAAGTTCATTCCATCGAGAGTTTTGGCATCCTCGGGTGTCATAAACCAGCCTTTGCAAGGTCTGTTCGATTTCATCTAAGCCACGAATTCACGAGCCGTTTCCGTGCTGCCGACAGCAATCCACACGGTACGCATCAGCTCCCAATAACGAGGATTTGACAAGAATTTGGCTTTCTTAAAGAAAATCTCCTTTACCTTCTCATTGTCTTTATGCAAATCGTATGCCATTACTATAGCCTTTGTAATTTTCGCATCACGAGCAAGCTGCTTTTGAGATAGTGATGGTATGCGTCTTGTAAAATCTGTGTGCGTGTTTGGCGCAAGGGGATTGAATGTCCCTAAATTCCCTTTGAATATTACCATTGCGTTACTATTAAAACAATTCAAGCTGGACGCATTTCTTGCTTTTCATCGTCCGCTTGTATATTCCACATTTCGTTTTGTAGGCACAACCGCCTTGTTTGGCTTCAGTAAAACGCTGCTCCCAAAGAGCTCTATATTCTTCTGTCCCTGGCTTTGCTTCTTCGTTCAGAAATGCCACAAGTCGCATACAGAAGAAACCGTTGTCTTTGGTTTTGTCGTCAACAAGCTCTACCAGTCCGTTTCCTTTAGGTTTCATACAGCATATTGAAAAGTGGAAGAGGTGGCATGTCCCTACCTCTCCACTTGGTTATATTTTACTTTTCGTCTGCCGACTCGTCAGCACTTGTGGTTTCGGCTTTTTTAGGAGCCTTCAGTTCCTCGATTTTCTCCTTGTAGTTCTGGCGCATTTTGTCGTACTTGGATGACACCTTGTCCTCCAACTCCTCGACACCACTGAAACCGTCTGCAAGCAGTGCGATAAGCATTCCTGCGAGGTCGTGTGAGTAGCACACCGACTTTTCAGAGAGAGTGGCACGGATGAACTCACGCTTGATGGCATTGCGGTTATCTTCGATGAGCTTGGCATTCTTCTTGAACGCATCTTCAGTATTTGTCCATTCGATGCCGAGGTTCTTCTTGAACTCGTATGGGAGGCGTTTCATCATGATAGCGTGGAACACCTTCTGCTCCTCCGCACTAAGCGTCGTATTCATGGTTGAGTACGATGAGGCTGCGAGCATCTTGCGCTTTTCGTCTATCAACTCGTCATGCTCCTGCTCGTCACATTTCAAAATGGAGTCCTTGAGCTTGACAATCTGCTCCTTCTTGCTTAACGACTCCTTGGGAGTTTCGTTATCCTCGGGGGCTGAGAAAGTCCATTTGTATTCACCGCTGAGTTTTCCGTCAAAGCACACCTCATACACTTGCTCTACAAGTCCGTCCTCGACATTGCTGTCAAAGATCGCCTTGGCGTGATGATAGGCTCTCATTCGTTTCTCATAACACTCCGCATCGGAGAACTTGGACTTGTCGGGCTCCACCGGCATCATTACATACTGCCTGTCATCGGCATTGATGAGAGAGAGTCCTGCTATCTTGGCTGCTTCTATCCACTCTTCGTTACCCTCGCCTTGGTACACAAGTGTCAGTCCCGACTCCTTGGCGGTGCGAAGAATGAACTCCATGGTCTTCGTGGTGAAGCACTTCGAGTTCATACAACGTGGACGATTGGCATCCTTGAACGACTCGGGCTTGTTTTTCGTGTTGAGAGGACAACCCTCGCAGTCGTGACCGCAAATGAATGAGCAGTCCTTTATGTCGAACTTTGCTGTATCGAGGAACTTCATAACGTGTTCGTCAATCATAGCGTGCAGTATCTCCAGTTTAAGAATTTTCTGCGTCCATCGAGCAATGCAAGCAGGAGAGAAGCACTCGTCAAACAAAACCTTCTGTTGCTCTGCGGTCAGCTTACAGATGTCGAGGAGGTGAACGAGGTACAGCGTTCCATCACGCATCAGCTGAATGAACTCTGGGATGATGTTGTTGAGCTGGATGCGACCCACTACATAGCTTGACGATTTTCCAAGCAACTTGGCTATCTCTGCAACTTTCATTGTTGCTCCGTTATCCCATAACTTGGCGATGGCAGCAGCTTCCTCAATCGGATCGACATCCTTGCGCTGCAAGTTCTCAATAATCATTGCAGCAAAGGCCTGCTTGTCGTCGAGCTCCTTGATGATACACTGTATCTCTGCATCACCATTGAGGCATACGGCACGATAACGACGCTCACCGCAGACAATCTCGTATTTTGTCTCGCTGCCTTTTGGGCGTTTACGGATGGTGATTGGCTGTACCAGTCCGTTACTCTTGATGTTCTGTGCCAACTCCGCCAATGACTCCTGGTCAAAGGTCTTGCGAGGGTTCAACTCACTCGGACAGATGTCCGAAACTTGGATGTTCTTAACTTGGATGTTCTTGCTTTGCATAATCTTATATTTTAAAATGTGAATAATCAGTGGATGTTAGTCAAGCCATGAAAGAGCGTCTTTCTTCTCCGGCTTCTTCCAACTATTGAAAACATAGTCGTTGATGAGGTTCTCATAAGAGAACACAGCGACAAAGCCCTCGTCTTCACGCTCTGAGTCTATGTTCGCTTCCTCATACACCATCGGCATTATTAAGCCTTTCATCTTTGTGCCGATGATAACCGTAGCACGCTGTGGGTCTGTGTTGAAGAATTTGATGTGCTGTGGCTTTCCGCTTGCAAGCATTACATTGCAAATGCGTATCAGCGTTCTGATGTTATAGCCGACACCATTGATAACGACTGTATCATTTTCGTTAGCGCCTTCCTGACGTGTCTGCCACTGGCAAGCGTTTCGAAGCTGAAGAATGTCAATGTTCAGCTTAGTTCCATAGTTGTCAGCCTTGGGAAACACGCTATCCACATTTGGATATCTGCCGTCAATTATCTCACCTGCAGGCGACATTGTTTTTCCGTCAAGCTCCGGCTTTCCTTCTTCATAAATAACGAGGACATGGCCATCTGAAGCGTAACATCTTTCACTCTCGAAATGAACTCCGTTCATAATCGGTCGGAGTTCGTCCTTGGCGCAAATGTTTGCGAACAAGGCTTGGATGATTTTCTTTTCCATTTATTATACTTGTATTAGTGAATAACTATCTGCACATATAAAGTTCACGAGCTGCAGCTTCTTCCTGCTCTTCCTCATAGCAGCGGACATAGAAGTCGTAGTGATTAATCATTTCGTTGGTGTTCTCCAACTTTACTTCCAGTTCCTCCAACTTGCGACCAGCCTTATCGAGCGCTGAAATGGTCAGCCTGCAAGGGTTTCCGTTGAACTGAAACTCACACTCGTTTACGAGTTCTGTTGCTGCTGCGACCTGCTTCTTCAGTCGGGTTGCCAAGCTCTTGAATGATGCTAAACTTTTCATAATGTTTAGAGTTTTAAGTGATACCTTTTTTATCTTATTTGCTAATGCAAAGATAATCAAAAGTTATCATATATGCAAGTATTTAGCAAGAAAAGTTTATCTTATTTGCAAATTTATTTCACTGAAAACCAAGTAGTTAGACACAAAATCCCCACGTCCGTCTGCTGCGAGCGTGGGGATAGGAAACCTCGGAAGATTATGCTTTATTGTTATGCTGCGGGCGTGCCGCTCGATACTTTGTGAATACCCAATAAGCGAGAACCGCCATTAGGATTACGAGAGCCACACCATAAATGATGTATGAATAGTATAAAGGCTTCTTGGACTCAGCCCTGGTGTTCTCTCGCTTGTTAGTATTTCCGTGAAATTCTTTAGCAGACTCTTCCTTGGTGGCAGAGATATTTTCGTTTCTTTTTGTGTCGTTCCTTTTATTTCTACCGCTATGCTTGACAGCCAACGACTCGGTCTGTCGGAGAATGGGTGATTTGCCTGTGCTGTCAGCCTTGGATGTGTCATACTCGGTTGTGATAGTCCAAACGTACACATCGCTGCTGTCATTCTCCTCTGTACGGCTCAGTTCCGAAGAAACTGCATCAATGGTCGCTTGTGACGATACTGATGCAGAATCAACGGAAACATTTTCCGTTGCGCGTCGCGATGAGCCACACGCAACAAAGAGCAAGGCAGCGCTCAACAAACAAAACATGTAAGTTATTCTGTTCATACAATCTTTTCCCTTTTAGCTCTTGCAAGATACGCTTGTCGGCTTTGCAATCCATTATATCCACCATTCACCCTCTTGGTTACTGCACGCACATCATCCTTGTCGGCAAGTGCAAGGCAGCCGCTCGTCTTGAAGAACCAGCAAGCGGTCATCACGGCGAAACGGGGTTCAGCAACCTTTTCGGGATATTTAAGAACATCAACATCCTCTTTGAGGACATCATGGATATATGTATTGAACTTGCGGTAGTTGTTCGTGCCAGTGAGCTGAATAAGACCACGACCTTTGTATTTCTGTCCATCACCGTCCGCTTCCGGAGTGTTGCCAAGCGCAATCGCAAGTCGTCCCGTATCGTAAGCCTTGCCGCTTGCAATCTCCGTGTTATATCGAAGTTCGCCACTCTCATGCGCTACTTGCGCAAGGAAATGGGCGCACCTCAGCTGAGTGTTTATACCAAACTCAGGCATGAGCTCGTTCAAGTACGGCAGATACTTGTTGATGTTCGATGATAAGGCTTTGGGCATTATCCTTTTTAATTGCTCTCCAGTCATAGTGATGTAATTTTAATGATTATACCAAGAAATCACTTTTGATGCTATCCACGGCATCGAGGCGTTCCCAAGTAAAATGAGTCTCGTCCGCTTCCCTGCCGAAATGACCATAGGCAGCTGTCGGCTCGTATTTGACCTCCTTCAGATGCAAGTCCTTGATAATTGCGTAAGGACGCATATCAAAATTCTCTGCGATGTAGCCGGCAAGTTCTGCATCTGTCAGTCCAACATGGCAAGTTCCGTAGGTCTGTACGTTCACACTCATAGGCTCTGCAATGCCAATGGCATAAGAAAGTTGTATGAGCATTTTGTCAGCGACACCTGCAGCAACCATATTCTTGGCAATGTAGCGAGCCATGTATGCTGCAGAGCGGTCCACCTTAGATGGATCCTTACCCGAGAAGGCTCCACCGCCATGAGCGCCATAGCCACCGTAAGTATCAACAATAATCTTACGGCCAGTAAGACCTGTGTCACCGTGCGGACCACCGATAACGAATTTGCCAGTAGGATTGACAAGTACTTTTGTATTGTCATCAAAGAGAGAGACGATAGCGTCATCTGCAATAGCTTCCTTCACACGCTGTAGCAAATGATACTCCACATCGTATTGGATGCGCTCATGCATTGCCTCGTCTGCATCCTCCTGCGACACGCCTTCTCCAGGAACAACAAATTCGTCATGCTGTGTGCTTACCACAATCTTGTCAATGTGTACTGCTTTGCCGTTTTCGTCGAACGCTACCGTTACTTGACTCTTGGCATCGGGTCGTAAATAGTACATTGTCGAACCCGTCTGACGCTCTCGTTTCAACTCAACAAGAATAAGGTTAGCGAGATAAAGGGGCAGGGGCATGTAGCTCTCCGTCTCGTTGGTGGCGTAGCCGAACATCATGCCTTGGTCACCGGCACCCTGCATCTGCTCGTCAGCACGACTCACACCACGGTTGATGTCGGCACTCTGTTCGTGCAATAGATTGATGATACCGCAGCAGTTTCCGTCAAACATATAATCCGGATCATCATAACCAATACGCTTGATAGTTCTACGAACAACTTCAGAAATATCAACTGAAGCAGAAGAGCGCACCTCGCCAGCAACAATAACCTGACCAGTAGTAACAAGCGTTTCGCAAGCCACTTTGGCATTTGGGTCTTTGGCAAGATACGCATCGAGAACGGCATCTGAAATTTGGTCAGCCACTTTGTCTGGATGACCTTCAGACACCGACTCTGATGTAAAATAAATGTAATTATCGTTCATAACTATTTTGAAATTTTAGATTTGCAAAGTTCAACAACCGTTTCCCACAAAGCCTGTAGGGCATCTGTAAACTCCGTCTTGGGCCTGCCATCTATAACAGCAAGATTTTCTAATATGGAGATAAAATACTCTATTACGAAATAGATAAGCACAAACAGCCTAACTATATCGAAGAACACAGCTCCAAGGGCATCTATCCAAGCACTCCTGGACTCGCATTCCAAAGCGAACGAATTGGCAATAAACACCAATATCATCCAAATTGCTACTTTGATAACACATCTGCTGAATCGGAAGCTCTCGAACTTCTTTCCAAGTGTTTTGCTTGCCTTTATACCAGTAATCGTCTCGGTAATGACAGCTACAAACATTGCAAGAACAATGATAGGACCGATACCGAGATACTTGCTTGAGAAAGCGAGGATGAGGCTTATGACAGACGTGGGCATTTGGAGGTTATATTTGAATGAGGGACACAAGGAGAGCGCAAACTCCTTAATGCTCGCATAGTCGTAACTACGCAGGAATCTCGTGATGTATTGGAGGATAACGTTCATACTGCTTGATTTTTCTTCAAAGGTAGCTACAAAAACACCTTTTATTAAAAATATAAGGAGCAATATGGTGAACAGCACGGTTCAGTCATACTACTCCTTTGTCAGATGAGAAAGCTCTTTGCTACTTAGAATCCGAGCTGCCCGAATGTCCGAAACCACCACCTCTGTCATTACACGAAAGCTCTTCCACAACCTTGAAACGAGGGTGAAGAGTGCGATAGAAAGTCAGCTGTGCAACTCGTGTGCCTTCTTTAAGGATAAACCCTCGGTCATCGTCATTTTTTATGATAACACCGATATTTCCTTTATATCCAGGGTCTATCTTGCCGTTAATAACGTCGGCATTGAAGCGCATAATGCCAGTCTCCGTGAAACGCCAAGGTATGATACCGAAAATACGCTTCCACACCTTTCGAGTACCATAGCCTTCCATACCTTTAGCAGAGAAGCCGCTTCTTGGCTCAACTTTCGCTTCTACGCAAAGAGGCAAGTTCAGTGAAACATTTGTCGGTACGATAGTTCTCGAATGGGGCTCAATGAATATGCCCCTCGGTACATATAGGTCGTAACCGATAGAAGTCTTGTCAGCAGGCTTAGGATGCTTGCAGACACCAAGTTCTTTTAACTCAATCTCCGGCATCCAGTTAAATGGATTTCGCGGACTTACTATTTGCTTTGATTTTTCCATTTTGGACTGTCTTTATATTCTTGAATAATTCGTTCCACGTTTTTCTCCATATATGAGTCAAATTGTTCTTCGATGGATTTCACGTAACGACTATGTCTGTTGCATGAGCAAACATAGCCATTGTCCCAATTTGAACGCTCCTTGCATACTCCCTTACAAAAAGCCTTGCTTGAACTTGACACAAAAACCTTTTTCAGAGTATAGAGTGTATTGCGCAGCTCTTCTTCGCGCTGTTGCTCTCTCTCTTCATAAAGTTTCTCAAGCTCCTTCATACGATGAAGCACCTTTTCACTATCCTCATGCCGCTGTTTGCGGTATGTGTCTAACCATCTGTTGGTTAGGTTTGTGAACAAACGCAAAACCATCGACTTGGTAATAAACGGAAGCCAACTTCTTTTGTTAAGCTCGTCTTTTACAAGGTCGATGTCTCTGCTGAATAAATCGCTGTCAATCTTTACCATATAAAAACACTTTTTAAAGTCCAGTAAACCAAGCCGACTACTCTACAAAGTCAAGGCCTTTAAGTTCTGCCACCTCGTTGTCTTCAAGACCCTGTGTGTACTGAACAGCGGTTTCACCTTCATCAATAATAACTACAGAGCGTCTCGCAAAGAGAACCGCCACTGCCAATTTAATTCTGTTTATCATTTCTTAAGTTTCTCGTTTTGTTTATTTATAAAATTATCCACAACATAGCACACGACATCAATAACGTAGAACCAGCTAACCAAAAATGACACAATCATCATCTTACGGAAAGCAACAGGCTTGTCCAGTTCGGTCCATGCCTTGCGACATCGGTACGCCATAATCAATAAAGCCAATGCTCCACCGACAAGGTAGAGCATCAGGAAGTACAATAAAAAGTTTGCTATTACATTCATTTATCTCGGAATTTCATTAATTCTTTACGGTTTTCGTCATAGACGGCTGCAACAAGGTTCCAGCCCATAACGCATAACACAAACTCCACGAAAAATGCGAAGGCTCCTGCTCCGATTAGCAAGTGCGATACGAGTGCGAATACTGTACATATAAACACGAGTAGTGCGAATACTGCACTTACAGTATCTGCGCTAAAATAGGTTTTCATTATCTTCTTCATACGGAAGTTACTTTTTAGTTGTTGCTTTTATCTTATTTGCTATTGCAAAGATAGTGACAATTTATCAATTATGCAAGTTTTAGATATTATTTATTTATCATATTTGCAATACTTTTTAAGGAGTGCTATTCTCCCGAACCGCAAACCTCCATAGTTATTCACATTCCTAAAGGTATTTCTATATCCCAAGCGTTGCGCCAGTTACAGCTCCGACGCAATCTGCAAGAAGATCCTTCTTGTCAAACAGACCATAGTCAAAGAAGTCATAGACCTCTTTCCCTACTCCGACGATGACCGTTACAGTCACGGCAATCACATATCGCAGCCATGTAGGGAGCGGTAGTGTGCGCATCAAAGCATACGCGATAAGCAGACACACATTGTAGTGTATGTACTTGTCGGATGGCACTGACTCCAGTAGTGCCATTATCTCCTTATAAAACTTCTTCATGACTCAATAAATTAGATAAGGTGTGAAATCAAACTTTTCTATATCGAATTCAAGTTCATCCGGATAAGCCAATATAAATGTGCGAAGCCTGCGCTTCAACATTTCTACGGTCGGCTTATTGGTGAACTGCACTTGATGATGGCGAGGGCAAACCTCGCCAGTAAACGCATTTCTGTGATACAGACAAAAGGTTGCGAGCCACTGGCCATTGGGGAGTTGTTGTAATGGAACGAAATTCTTATTCATGCTATGCCTAACATTAGTTGGTCGAGGAATACGGCTGAACCACACTTGCGCATCGTTCTCCGCACCTGCTCGACAGGTTTAAATTGTTTCTTTAGTTTGAACACCTCGAAGTGTCCTTGAATGTAAAAGTACTGGAACCATCCTTCATCTATCTTGTTCACGGCTTGCCGGCGCACTCCATAGGAGTTGTGGTGGCGCATCATGCCGAAGAATGAGTTAAGCGATTGAACGAAATGTTCTGCGTTCTTCTCGGCCTTTCCTTCCTTCAGCAGCTTGTTATACTTGTATATCGTGTCAATCAGATGCGCTCGCGTTCTGTTGCTGATGTATGTTCTTCCAGGAAGTATCATAGCACCGACAAACAGCACGCCTTTCGTGTAATGCTGGAAGTACTTCTTCATCGGGTGAAGCTGTATCAGCAGCTTCTCTCGTAAGAAAGCATCTATCTTCTTGTCTGCCGACATCAGCAATTCACGATTTTGCGACATAATGACAAAGTCATCAACAAACCTCACATAGTCCTTAAAGCCGAGGATGTACATTATAAACCAGTCCATAACAGCAGCATAAAAGTTGGCTTCAAGCTGCGAAGGAAAGCGCCCGATTTGCAAACTCTTTCCTTTCGGTGCAAAGAAAGAACTCTTGTTCTTCGGCAACGCCTCCCACAACTCTGGTGCTGACAACTTACGGCAGTTGTTGATAGGATTGTCATATAACGTAATCCTCATTAAGTAGATGAGGCACTCCAAATCATCGCCTTTATAATTAGCTCTGATAAACGGCTCAAGCAAAGACCACAGAATATCTCGATCAATGCTCATGAAGAAAGACTTGATGTCACCTTTGTATATCCAACAATCCTTTGTGTAGCCTTCGGACACGTTGTACATCATCTTCTTGACACGTTCTTGCGCTACAAATTGTCCGTAACCTTTTCGGCAATTCATTGACACATTTCCCATCTGCTCAAACATGGATTCAAACAATGGGTTCACACGCAAACATATATAATGATGAACAACTCTGTCAATGAAGGCTGCTGCAAAGACCTCTCGAAGCACTGGGTAGTCAATAATGAACACAGTAGCCATCGAGGTCTTGTATTGTCCATGCACGATGGACTGCCATAGAACCACAAGGCTTTCTTCTTTGTGCATATGGAACCTTTGGTAGCTGTTCGTACTTTTCTTCTTAATTTCGCAATCGTAGAAAGCAAGCACTATCGAACTAAAGGGTATGTCGAAGATTATCGAATTATTTGCTTCACAACTCAAACAAGGACGAACCTTGTTCGTGTTAGTCTTGTTGTTGTTGTTGATGTTACCGTTACTAACGTTCACGTTCCATGCGTTGTTCGACGAGTACTCGGCAACACTCTCCGCTGCCTTATTCTTTACCACACTGAAATCAACGACTATTCGCTGTTCCGGAATGGTGGGAGAGCCAATTAAATCTAATAATTCCTCACTCGTGAAGTGAACTTGCGCTTCACAACTCTGGGTATTCTGCTCTTTGCTTCTATCCTCCATAAGTATTTGTCGCCTTTAGTGATGCATTATACCAACCTTGCGCTTGACGCGCTATAGTCGTCAAATCCAAAATCACCTTTGGCATTTCCTTTTCTCTGGACAACAAGTGCAGGTCATCGCACAACCCGATATACATCATATACACATCCAATTCCTCCAACAACTCGGCAAGATACTGAACCCTTCTCTGCTTATTTGAGTTGGCGCGTCTTATGAGAGTGAGACAATGTACAAGCGTGAGAAACATCTGGTTCGCAAACTCATACTTATAGTCTTTCGGGAATTTAACTTTCCGCTTCTGCTGCCATAGTAGCTGCGCACGAACATCTTTGTAAATTTTCAAGTCTTTACTTAACATTTCGTAATTTGGAATTAAATTTTACATAATTTATATCATTCAATAGCGTTGCTTTCTTAACGACTGCTAATTTTATTAACTATCTTTTTTACCTTTTTTGCCCACTTGCCCCTCGCTTCCCTTAAAGACAGTGAGCTACCCCTAACGGGTAACTCACTGAAAGAGAGGGAGTTTTCAAAGAGTCAAAGGGACAAAGAGACAAAGAGTCTAAATTGCTTCACAACTCAAACAAGGACGAACCTTGTTCGTGCCAGTCTTGCTGTAGTAGTAGATGTAACCGCTACTAACGTACACGCCCCATGCGTTGCTCGACGAGTACTCGGTGCTTGACCAGTACCAATCCTTAATAAGTGTTGAACCACTGATAAGGGTCATCATTTCGTCAATCTCGTCACGGTACTTCGTCATTGTTCGCATTTGCGCAATAGACGGCAGATAGTATTTACCGGCTGCAGGATCGTCCGAAGATAGCGAGTAAGCACGAACACGCTCTGCTGCTGGATGCGAGCGATTGTTGGTTTTGGCGTAGGCTACAATCTTGTCGGTATTACCCTCGCCATCGAAATCTTCCCATACTGTTCCGTCGTTTGGGTTACCATAGTCTTTCAGCTCGTCTATGTTCCATCCGTTCTGTGCCGCCCACGCATGCGTATTGCCACCTGTATCATTAAGCATGTTTTCTTTACCGATAATCCACTGATGGGAGTAGGCGCGGATGCGGACACCAAGCGTGATGTATGCGTAACGGCTATTTGATGAAAGGTCATTCCATTCTTGTTTGGTAAAGAACGTAAGCTTCTTTGTCGCTTTGTGGTAAGCCGCCACACAAAGGTCGAGCAATCCTCCAGCCCATTTCATTGCGTTGGCGATGTCCGTTCCGGTTGCGGTCTCGATGTCAAGCTCGATGCCTGCGTTCTTCAACGCTGCAATCTGCTTTTCTTTGTTCACTCTCAGCAAGATAGCTGACTTCTCTGCTTCTGTCATAAATTTTATTTTTATTTGTTAGATATCGCTACAACAATATAGTTGTTAGATTTGTTTGAGTCGTACCAAGCGTAACCACACTGCGTATTCACTCGCCAAAACTGACTTGCAGAAAACGACTGACAAGTGTGTATCTCGCCCCAGTTGAAGGTAATACCCCACATTGCGGTCAGAATGTTCTGCAGAGCAATATGGTAGCTGTAAATCTCCCATGCCTGATTGATGGTCGGCAGGTTCCATACGCTGTTATCGTCCTGCTCATCACCACCCTCTTTCAAGAAAGCCTTGTATTCTCTCACGGCTCTTGCAGCAGGAGCTTCATATCCGGCTGTCTGATGGGCTGTGAGGATTGCGGTCGTCAATTCCTCGGCATCATAGTCGGCATACACCTTTGGTGCATCCGTATGTTGCGTTTTCGTTACAGTCAGTGACGCGCTTCCCCATGAACTGCTGGCAAAGCGGTTTGCTGCCATCACGAAAGACTGATGATGTGAACGGATGCGGATGCCTCTGATAAGGAACTTTCCCTGCTCTTCGGCAGAGAGCTGCGCCCATTCGTTGGTCACGACAGAGGATATATTTGCCGACGATGTGTTTATTGTGGACTCATCCAGTATCTTAAAATAGAACTCCTGGTTGTCCGTCTTTCTGTTCACCGCCAAGTCTATACTCAGCAGTCCGTTAGCCCATTGAATGTACTCTGGAAACAGCGTTGCTCTCATCGATATCGAGAGGTCCTTAAATCCCGTGTCAATAAGAGCCTGTACTTGCGCGTCCTTTACATCACGCAATTTTTGTACTACTTGTGCATTTGATGCCATACTTATTAGTGATTTTAAAAGTTGGTAATTTGCCACTCCCAAGATATAAATCTCAAGAGTGGCGTTGTTTATTATATGCTCTTAGGAAGGAACACAAGGCTCCATTGTCCGTACTTGTTTGCGATGTCTTCCGCTGACATAGTGATGAAGATTGAAATATCAGCATCGTTATAGCCATCAGAACCGCTCGTTCCAAGTTCTCGCTCCGCGTACTCATCGTAGGTCTCGCCATTGTAGTAGGAGTACCACTCGTTGATGTTGTCTTCTGTAGGAACATCACCACCAACTTCTGCGTATTCTCCTCCGAGATACCACGAAATATTGTGTATGTAAGCAAGAATACCTGTGAACAAAGTGAGCTCGTCGATACCTTTCTCTATAGCCTTTATCTCCGCTTCCTCAAGTATTTCGGTAAGGGTGTACTTGCCGCTGATTATTGGCTTCGTCTGCACATTACCGCTGATGTCAAGTCCACGAACATCCGCATTGACAACTCCGACAAGCTCCTTACCATCACCTTCCAGCTTTTGGTTCGCTACTCGCAGGTACCACATCGATGTCCTTGTTGCAAGAACATCGGAAATGAGTTTTGCAAGATTGAACTTAGGCGTATTCTCGATACGAACCCTCGTAACGTCCTTGAAGGACGGTACCTGGAAGCCGGACTTTGCATTAAGCCCAGTATATTCCAAGTTAGGGATGCTCACAAATTCCAATGCAGTAAGAGAGGACGGAGCAGTCAGCACGTTTACTCGGGAGGTCTGAGCCAGTGTTATCGTCTGCAAGCCGCTTCCCTCTGCGAGGACTTTGGTCAATCGAGGACAGTAGGATGTATCAACAGCCGTTATCGGATGGTTGCGAATGTCTATCTCCTCCAAGTACGGCATGTTGCCGAGGTCAAGCCTTGTCTGTGGTATTACTCCGCTCGCTGCATTGTAGTTAGCTCCGCCGATGGTCAGTTTTTTCAGCTTCGTAAAAGCGGTAAAGTTCATTGTCTCAAAGGTGTTGCCGCTAACATCAAGCTCTGATACGTTGGAGCATCCGATGAAGTATGTCTGGTATGAGTTACCGACCGTCTTCTGTGTCGTGAAGAAAGTGTAGCTCTCTCCAGCTTCAAGATGAACGGCTGTCATACGACGCGACTCATCAGTGCCGTCAATGCCAAGAGTGAAATAGCCTGCCTCTGCAGCCTTGAACGTGAACTTCATACCAGCTGACGAGTTAGGCGTTCCACGGAAGCCATACTGGTCTGCCACAAATGATGGACCACCATAGTATGCGTCACGGAGTTGAAAGCGTCTTTTGAACACCTGTGGAAGCATGTGAACTCCTCTGCCGTGCATAGCGTACAGATAGGTGTCGTCGTAAGCCATTGTATTCACATATTTTCTCTCCTGGTCGAATGAGCTGACGAGCTTTGCCCACTTTGACAAACGCTTGGTTATCCACAACGATGTGCATCCTGCCTCAGAGAATGGAGCGTTGCCATTAACCTGCACGGAACGCATTGCATTATAGATTTGCGACAAGGAGATAGTATTACCGTCTGCATCTATCTGCACACGACCACCACCAAGGTAGTTGTTGCGGAACAATACAGAACCGAAGCCTGCATAATAGTTGCGAGCCTCCTCGGAGTCGGGGTCGAGGTCTACCGGTACGGTAAGACCACAGTTATTATCGGAAGTCAGAATTGTATCACCATCATACAAGTGATTGAGATACAATCTTACACTTCCGTCCTTCTCCAAGTAAAAGCCCAACATCATGTTCTTGGAACGCTGATCCACCGCAAGCAACACGTCTGTAAAGCAGTGATAACAGAATACCGAATATGGGTTTGCGTACTTGTAAAGGTCGGTCTTCCACAACGAGAGATTACCTGTCTCATAGTCGGCACGGTGGCAGAACTCAAGCCAACGGAAAAGCTGATACGGAATCTTTTTGCAGCTACTCTTATACCTGCAATAGATGCCATCCTTTGTTTTGTACACAATGCCTTCCTTATGGTTTGATATTCCCTCGTCAGAATTTATGAGCTTGCTGTTCTCGTCCACAGCATCCCAATAGTATTCCGTTGTTGTCGCTCCAGATACAGAGTCGCACTGCACAAAACTACCGCCATTCGCATAGAGGTCATTGAGGTCGTCATCATCAGGATAACGAGACTCGAAGTAGTTCGTCCAGTGGTTGTCCTTTTTTATCATATCAGCAGGCTTGCTGACGCCTCGAAACCACGCCATATCATCGTATGTTAGGATTTCATAGTTTTCGACCGGGTTAAGCACATCACCAGTAACCGTCCATTGTTGGGTTGTCTGATTGAAGTACATTCTACCTGTCGTGTCCTTGAAGCCCTTAGACACATAATGATAATACTTATAAGTATGCTCTCCCTCTGCCTCTGGCGTAGTGTCATAGCGGTAAGTTGCGCTGAGGTCAAAATCGGAGAGGTGTGTCTTCATCTGCTCTGCTGACTCTGTTGTCTCAACAAACGAAGCTACCGGGTCTACCTCCTCAAACGTACCCTCTCCATTATCTCGATACACCCTATAGTTCGGGCCGCAGAACTCCGTAAAGATGTATGGTACGGATGCGTTCATCTTAGAGAAGTTCTCGAGAACGTAAGCAGCAGCCCTCTGTGTAACCAAATCAGCCTTGTTTACTCCGTCATCAACGGTAGTAACGACAACCTCCTTGAAGCCGCCATAGTTAAGGCATTTGTCGTTGTACGCAGCACATTTCTCAAAGCCGTAGATAGCGGCATCACCCTTGTCTTGGTTCCAGTTTCCCTTAGAATGGAAATAAGCGTTCTTCGGGTCTGTGGTGTCGGTACGGAAGAAAGCACACGGGATGGAGTCGATAGACGAGTTCATCGTGTACTTTGGGTTCGTCGAGTCGTATGCTATCTGCGCCGGGGTCATATAGTCCTTGCCGAGAGCACGCTGAACGAGGTTGAAGAGCTCTGTTGAGGCTCCGTTATGCGCACCACCTGACTCTGAATAGTCCACTTTTACAGTGATGATGTTGGTCGGAATACTCTCATCGTAAATCTGCACCTTTCTATTGGCGATATTTGCAGCGCAGATGTCGTAGAGTGCCAACTGCTTTGGGTCGGTAAAGTCTGAGCGCTTATGCAGCAACTCCATCGACTTAGCTTTCTTGAACTTCATCCTTACGTTCTTAATAGGACGCTTTGACGAGGTTGTTCCCTGGTTGGTAATCGGAACCTTGTAAGCTACGAAGTTTTGCCAAGGTCTATCGGGGAAATACGCATATACGTCCACATAGATTGTGGATTTCTTATCCGATGTTCTTGACTCCAACCATGAAGGGAAATTACCTCCATTCTTCTCGTCTGCGTAAGTATAGCCTTCTGCATCGATGACCTCTTGGTTGGCTGTGATGACGAAATACGGCATACCGGTATTGAAGAGGGCGTTGGCTTGTGGACGCTCGTAGTTACCAGTCTCCACATGAACACGATTGCCGCTGGCTGCAATTAGCTGCGTGGGTTCCTCGGTAATCTGCTGTGTGGCCATAATACTGTTGTTCTCCTCGTACTCGCTAATCATTGTCGAAGTGTCTGACTGTGTGAGCAAGTACTCCTCCCACACTTTTCGGTAGTCATCAGAGAACGTGCGCCATGCCATGATGTCGTAGATGTAAAGGTCTGCAAACTTGCCATCAAACTCAAACATCGCCTCGGAGTAAGCCGCACTGCGTCCAGTGTTGTAATAGCAAGCTCCAACATCCTCACCATTGATGTACATCTTGACAAGGGCAACACCAGCCTTTGGTGAGGCACCGGCTTTCTCGAACACAAGAGCAAGCGTGATAACTTCTCCCTGTGTATAGTTGGCGCGGATAGAGGTAGAATCGGTGCTTGCAGCCTCAGTTGGATTTGCACCTACGGTGGTGAAGATGATACTTCCTCCATTGATATACAAGCCAACCGTTCCGTCAAAACACTTCAACAGAACCGCATCATCATCCATGACGTTCTTCACTTGGAATGTCATTTGGAAAGCAGAACCGTTTGTCTCTACGTTTTGATTTGCGAAAAGAGGATAATCAAGCGAAGCCGTCACATCCTCTGCTACACGAAGTGCCATGATGCCGGGGTCGTTGTCCTGTCCGTACTGTGATGTGCCGTATGAGTCTTTCACAAAGCCGTTAGATGAATAGTTTGAACCAAACACCTTCAACTCAAAAGTCTCTGTCTGACCACTCGCATTGACAAATGAAGACTTGATAGACTTATCAACATCCGAATTGCTGCGTCTGCGGAGGTTGATGTCAAGGGCAGCATTGCCCATGCTACTGATAGCGAGCAACGTTCCGTTCACGGTAAACTTCATCGGCAGCAGAGTTGAAGCGTTGCCGTTCTCTCCACTTATTGACAATGATACCGAGCCGTCATATTCCACATTCTCCACACGGTAGGTTAGAGTCTGGGCAATAGAGCGGTTTGTTTCGATTGAGCGCAGCAAGGTCTTGGTGCCAGTCTTGCTGTTCGTGACGAAGAAGTTTGCCGAACCCATAGCTTTTGTCGGGTCGTAAATGGCAATATTCACACTAACGGTCTGCAAGAGCTTTACGGTGGCTTCCTCTCCATCGCAAGTCCAGTTCATCAGAATCAACGGTAGTATAGCATTGTCGTCAATTACGAATAGTCCAGTGTATAGATAGTTGCCCACAACACCCGAGTCAGCTTCCACTCCATGGACGCGAATAGGAAGAACGCTATGCGTCAAAGCAACTTCTCCGTTTCCGAAGAGGTCACGAGGATTTATGACTACAGATTGTGTGGCTGTAGATGTAATGGTCTTTTCCTGGAACACCTTCCATTCGCCATTGTAATACACCTCAACGCTCGCATTGATAGACGAAACATTGTTTGGGAACTTGTAAACATTGATAGATGTCTGACCACCACCAACACGCAGAACGGTATCAGCAGTATAACCGAGAGTCTGCACACTTGCCACCGACACATCCACGGCACGGATAGTGAGGGATTTTGTAAGCGAGAGAGAGCCGGACTTTACCGTGATACTGAACTTCTGATTTGAAGCGTTCTTGAAGTACTCCGAAAGGTCTACATTATACAGACCACCCGAAGGCTTAGGCTCATTCACAGTTTTCAACGCAGTGCCAGTAGTCTTGTCAGCGATGACAATCTGATCCACCTCATCCTCCGTGTCGATGTCGAGTTGAAGGATAAACTCGCTGTTTACTGCGATAACCTTGTTTTGGTTTACGATGGTGAAGTTGATAGTGGCGACAGGACCTCCACCGCCCGAGCCTCCCATGGGAATGTTCTCGATGGCAAAAAGAGGGTCGTTTGTCTGCTCTTCATCATCAGCTCCATAGAACTGAAGGTTCAAAGTGTTAGCGTCCTCGTTCTTTTCAAATTTTCCCGAAACAGGGATGTAGCGTGCTGCGCCACCAGTAGAAAACGCATCAGTGCCATTCACTTCCAGGTTGTCAGATGTAACGACTTTTGAGCCACCGCCACCAAAATCATTCCAAAACTCAAGGTTCATAAAGTCCGTGACGGCACCTTGGAACTGCTTGGTCTCCATCTTTGTTCCGTCTGCGTCAATCACATAAGAAATTACAAGGCCACGCTTACGATATGTTATCTGACTTGCTTTCTCGTAGTCTGCCAATGCTTGCACGGCGCTTGCGAGGTCATACGGAAGCGGACTGCCGCCTGAGCCGGTTGTCTGGCGAGGACCACAAAGACTATCAATGATTATGTACGTTTCTGATCCTGCTGCAAGAGAGCCAAAGTCCTGCCAGTTGTCGATGTTTACCCAGTCCTCTCTTTCGATGCTTTCAGATGTGTACTGGTAGGTCTTCCATTTGCCTTTAGCAATGGCAAACGACAATATCATACCTTTCGTTGCTTTAGGCAGTGAAGCATGAAGTGCAGACAGGTTTGTGTACTCAGCATTATACAAAGAATAGAAAGCGCCATCAGAAAGAGGTACTTCCACCGTTACGTTATAAATAGGACTGACTGGGTTGCCCTCAAGTTTCGTTACTCTCTTTTCAAGAGCAGCACCTTTCGAGCCCTCATAAGCTGTGCCATTGGTCGTTCCAAGCTCCAATGAAGAGCCTATAGCAACCATTCCCCCGTCCTTATATTCATAGATTTTCTCTTTGCACACAAAAACAGCGTCGAGGTTCACATCTTCAACCGTTGTTTTCACCCATCCTAAAGCCGCTCCTGGTTTCGGTCTTCTGTATTCATATTTGAAGAACTCCTGTGTTGCTATATCGTAATACAGCATCCCAGTCTTATTCATATCCACTTCCGTGTTAGACGAGTCTACAATCGCATACAACTTGTACACATACTTGATGTTTTCCACGGTCGTTACACGCTCGTAAAGCTGCGGCAGTTCTCTTAATTCTTCTGTTAAAATCTCTGTAACAACAGATGGTGTTCCATCGGAACTAACTATTAGCAATGCAAGCGTATCTATGTTTATAGTCTCGCCGGTTTTGTGGTGCCAAGCAATGTATTTTTTGGCTGCATAATTCACATTTTTGAGGATTTCATAACTCTCCTCATCCATTCCACGTTCCTTGAACGCCTCTTCGGTCTCGAATGTGATGCTATTGTTGCAAAACACGGGAATTATAAGCCTTGCAGATGCATTTGCCGCATTTGTGGTAGAATTCAATGTGCCTTTTAGTGAGTTGATACTCGTAGTATTGGCGTTTGCGGCATTTTGAGCCGTCTGTATCAGTGTTTTGAGAGAATTGAGCTGCGCTGGCGTAAAAACACCGGCAGAAGCCTCGCTCGACGCTGGAATTACCAACTGGCACTGCACTGGATTACCTTTTCCCGTCTGAAACTGCAAAATCACGTTCATTGACGATGATGTCGGGTTTGCAGATGGCGTAACAGCAACTATAGAGGCTCCTTGAAGCTCATCTACGGCACTAACGAGCGTATTCCAGTTCTCGCTCGTCAAAATGCCTTGCGAAGTGGCTCCACCATTGGCAACCTTGCCCTTTAGTGATGATATATCTGTTAAATTCATGATTATTGCTTTCTAATGGTTATTACTTGCCGATTTTGCGGATTGTAACGCCACCGACATTGTATTTTGCTCTTCCAACCACCTTTATAAGACCGATTTCCTTGCAATACTCGACACACTCCCGAAGATAGGCTTTTGCCACATCCACAGCGTTGTTGTATGCGTCAGAACGCTCCTTTGATGATATGCGCGTAGAAAAATCCCCGTTCTTCATCACAGACCCAAAGCGAGTGGACTCAATATCACCCGACATTAGGTTTTGAGCATAAACGAAATAAGAGAGTGCAACTTTGAGCCCCATGAAGCTGCGAAGTCCGTCTCTCTTATCCTTGTATGTTCCGCCATTTAAAAGTGTTGCAATTTCATTGTTGTCTTTCTCGTTGCTGTCGAGAATTCTAAGGAACAGCTCATCACCGAGGACAGGCTTTATATGTAGCTGCTCTGCCTCAGTGATAAACGCCATTAGCTTCTCGTCAGCAACCTTTCCGATAGGTCGTCCGAGCGAGCGAACGTCAGTAGGTTGTAATATATGTTCCATATAAATTTATTTTCCTTGGTACACAAGCGGTTGTATCTCATAATCATCCGATGGATTTACATTCTCTTTCCAGTTGTCGAAGATGCGCTTTAGGGCACGACTGATGGCGCGTCGGGGGCTACTGGTGTAAGAGCTGTAATATCTGAAAGCCTCAGACATAATGTCTGTGGAGAAACCAAGCGAGCCTTCGATAATTCTATAGAACACCTCTTGACCAAAGGCTATATAGATACTCTTGGTAACACTTTCTTCGGTACACTTGAATTTGGAGTCGAAGTTCTGCGCTTCAAACGATGTAAACTCCGGCTTGTCTTCATCCGACTCAATGGTGACATCCATGATGGCACAAGCATTTTCATCGCCTTGGAAGATGTCAAGACTCTCGCTGATGCTTGCAGAGTTGTCGTTCTCGTCTTTGATTTCGTTACCATTCTCGTCAATTCCGAGTGAAGAACCTTTCTTATGCGTGAGCATACCAGCAAGCAAGAAATTATTTCTGACATTGCGGTATTTCACGTTGTCAAGTCCTTCGTCAGTAGAAAGGTTGGTCACGACTTTGTCATAGATGGGGCGTGGATATATCCATTTGCCATCCATAGAGAACCACAATATCTGCCCTTTGTAGTTTTCTATGCCACCACTTTTGACAATCTGAGCCATGACAACCTCCTTACGAGGATTGAACGTATAGATTTTCTTTACGTTATCTCTTGTAACTCGAATTATCTTTCCCTTTCGAGACTTGTGACCAGTCCAATCGGGATGGTAATTAACATAGATAACCTTGCCGTCCTCGGTTTCCTCTTCCAATCGGCACGTTTCAAAAGGAATATGGGAAACTTCCACTATTTCGCCAAAAACGTTATAGTTTACATGAAGGGCAAAGCCGTTACACTCTGCCATATCATGAGCGATAAGACGAAAAACATCATCTACGGTATCTCCTGCACGATTACAGACATACTCTGAAAATTCAGTATTATTCAACCCATTGCCCTCAATGAATGTCTGATAACGCTCACAGCATGCACCTCCAGTATGCGAGCTTCGGATAAGGCTACGCATCTTTTGCGGATAGAGATTGTCTCTTCCGTAGGATTGTATGTTCAACGTATAGCAATAGCTTACGTCAATTCGTCTGGCTGGTTTTCTAACGTTATTGATATTCATAAGTACAATGGGTTAAATGGGTTTACTCCGCAGATTTTGAAGTACGCTTCTTGGTTGAAGTGGTTGTTTTAACATCCTCCAACTCCTTCTTTAATGCAGCAATCTCCTCGTTTGCTGCAGCGAGGTCGGCTTTAAGCGTCTCATTCTCGATGGCGAGCGTACCGTCATCATCAGAGACAGAAGTCTCAGACAGAGCTGCAAGCTGTTCTTTTACGGATGCAAGTTCATTCTCGGTCGCAGCCAACTTCTCTTTGAGAGCTGCTGCCTCTTCGGTCTTTTCTGCCAGCTCCGCATTAGCTTTCTTGCCGGCTTCCACAGCTTCTTTGTATGCTGTTGAAAGCTCTTCGGTATCTGTTGGAGCAGACACCTCGCCGTTCTTACGGGCTTCAACGCGGATGAGATAATCACTCGGATATGACAAGAAGTCGTTGATTGACTCGGGGAATTCTGCAAGGCGCTTTTCTGCGACCTCGTCGGGGATATTCGCATTAGCATAAAACTTGTTTGTTCCGTTAGGGTGCACGATGACACCAGCCTTTAGAATATAATTTGGTTTTGTAGGCATTGTTCCTGTTCTTTTAAGATAAGTGAATACTTCGATGTAGGCATCACGGTAGCAATCAGCGCAACCGGTCTTCCTTATCGGTTTATCAAGCAACATTCGGTAAAGTCGCTCGATATAGCTTCTGTCTGATGATGAGAAGCCGCTATCGTAACGGCTCCTCATTTCAGTCAGTCGGCTCATAATCACACCGTAATCTTCCATACGTTACTCTGAATGTGAGCCTGTTTCAAGAGATTTCAGTGCTGCGCGAGTTGCTGCAAGAGACTCGGTGAATAAGAAGATGCCGCTACTTGGGGCGCCTTCCTCGACAAGGGTTACAGCCCAACCGCCATCGGTATCCTCGCTGTACTTATCGTTGGTCATTTCAGAAGCTGTCAAGCCTTGCTCCAAGCCGTAAATCTCAAAGGTGTTCTTGTCGTCAGCGCCACGGTACTTGTTTTCAAAAATGAATACAAAGCGTCCATTGGCAAGCTGGTCGATAACATTCTTCGAAACATCAGGACCCGAATTAAGAACAACGATAGCTGCCGTTTTGGTGAACTTATTAAGGTAAGTTCCAGTAGTAAGAGCAGTCTGCGTTCCGGTGAAAGGAGTCTTTCCTGGAACAACCACCTTATAAGCTCTACCTGACGCAAGGGCGAGTTTGGAAACAACATTGTCGGTCTGTACAAGTGTAGCCCAGTCAATATCATCATAGTTGACGAGCCAACCAGTGTTTCTTAAACCTGCCTGCTGCGGTTTCTCGCAGTTCACAGAAATGTCTTGTGCGAGAGCGAAATCACATGTTTCTGTCATAATGTTTATTGTTTTTAATCTACAAAAGGGGAAGATACAGACCTCCCCCTTCCATAGTTGTTAATACTTAGATAGCTACCTGTACGAGGTCGTCCTCGCCGATAACGGTGCCGAGGTCAGACTCTGCAAAGATGAAGTTGTCACGCTTACGCTTGTCAAACTCCACAGTAAGAGAAGCCATGCGGTCCTTGTCTGATGTACCTACGAAGAGGTTGCCTGGTGAGCAGAACACGGCACGGTGCGGACAGTTGAAGGTTGTTCCGTTATCCTCAAACTTACGGATGAGACGGTCCCAAATGTCGAGCACGATAATCTGATGACCGTCGTACTCTGACAGACCAACACCTGAGCTAACAAACTCGAAAGGCATTGTTGTCTTACCGTACTTGTCAACCACGTCATTGCGCAGAGCCTTGAAGAGCGAGTTGGTCATCATGATGGCATGGTCCGGCTTGTCGAAGATACGAGAGTCTGCTTCTGTAAGCATGTCGTCAATAATGCCGATAGCGACACCCGACTGGCGAATGTTCTTCTTCTGCAACTCCTTAGACTCGGCGCTGTTGGCAGCGATGCTTGTCTGCTGGCTTGAATTAGTTGCGATGATTGCCTGCAGTCTCTTCCAGAAACCGTCTGTAGGTTTGAGGAGTTCTGGATCGATAGCATCAGTAATGTGGCCGCCACCTGTTGTATCAACACCTGATGAAGATACATTCTTTGCTTCCTTGTCGCCAAACCAAGTCAGACGCCAGAACATTTCGGTAATGGCCTTCTTGAGCAATGGTTCAAGAACCTTGTCGAAATAAGGGGTGTCAGTGATGTCTCCGGCTTCAGTGCCTGGATGCATGCCATACTTTGCGAGGGTGTTGGTCAGATCCTCGTAGCAAACGCTCTTTGGAATATTCCATCGGCCCAAATCCCAGGTTTTCTCAACGCCAGTAATGCTGATTTTGCTGTAGGTAGGGTCGCACTTGCCACCAGGAGTACCGACATCACCCATTGAGTCGAGCAGACCAAACTTCTGACCATTGGTAATTTCTGTTACTGGGGTACAGGTGCGCTCAAGGTCAGGGTCGTTGAAAATCGATGTGAAGAGCAGTTCGTTAAGGTCACGAATCGCTCCATTATCGACTGTAAACTTGCTAAAGTCAATCGTTTTCATATATTATTCTTATTTTTGTTAAACTTGTTGGTTACTTCTTTGCCTTACGCTTAGCCTCCTGACGCTCACGCTGTTCGCGGAGCATACGCTGGGCACGAGTCTCGCCCTGCTGTCCGCCGTTGTTATCGCCATGAGCCACAAACTTGCGGTTGTTAGCGGTGAATGTTGAGGACATATCCTTCAGACTCTCAAGCCAGGATTTACCGCCAGCCTTGTTTACGATTGCGAGAATACTCTTCTCGTCTTCAGTCTTGGCTTCTGCCTCAAGCACAGACACCTTACTCTCGAGATTAGCCTTGTCGGTCGCAAGTGCTTCCTTCTCAGAAGTAAGCGTGTTTACTTTCTCTGTAAGGTCAGCCACCTGCTTGGTGAGGTCGTCTACCTTTGCGTTGAGGTCGCTGTTGCCGTCACCATCACCATCGCCTTCTCCTGCCGGTGTAATAGACTCAATAGTCTCGTCCGCAACAACGATGGTAGTGCCATCCTCAAGAACGTAAGTTCCATTTGGGTAAGCCTTGTCACCCACCTGCGGGTCACCATCCTCACGCTCTACCGTAAACTCTGTACCGTCTGCAGCGGTAACCTTCTGGTCGAGGATCTGCACGTCCTCAATCTTGGCGATACCAGCCAATGAGAGGATTTTCTTGAAAAGTCGACTCTCAATCTTAATCTGTTCTTTTGCCATTTTGTTTGATTTTGATGATTTATGTTTTTTCTTGTTGTCTGTATTGGGAGCGAGTGTTGAACTAATAAAGCCAAGCTCTGCCGCACGACTCATGTCAACATACTTATCCTCGTTCATCAACGCTTGCAACTCGCCTCGGTCAGAACCGGTGCGTTCAACGTAAAGGTCAAGGATTTTGTTCTGCTCCTCGAGAAGAGAGGTTTCCTGTGCTGTCAGCTTGGCTTTGAGCTTGATAATCTCATCTGCCGTGAGTCTATCGCTCGCCCATAGGTCAAGCAATGCAACTGCAGGGTTGTGAATACACATTCTTGCATTCTCGAAGCCAAATCTCCGTTCCTTTGGAGCGGCAAGGAGAATGATAGTAGCCATAGAGGAGCACTCGCCCTCGATGGTAGCAGAAATTGTCTTGCCGGAATTACGCAAAGCGTCATAGATAGCCCAGCCTTCAATGCAATCTCCGCCAGGGCAGTGAAGTCTAATGTCTATCTCATTGTCGCCTTCCTCCATGGAGTCAAGGAACTCAGGGATATCCTTGTAGCAAATACCGTCCGTGCCGCACCAGTCTTGCAAGAACACCTTGTCTTCCTCATTGACAATTTCATTGTAAATTCTTAATTTTGCCATTTCTTCTTGTGGGTTATTAATCGTGCCTCACAGCAGAAATGAGGCAGTTTTGTTTTGTCAATAGCAAAGGTAAGTTATAATAAGTTGTGTGTTCGTCTGAGGTAATCAAATAGTGGTGAACGCTATCGTTCAGTAAATAGATGCGTTTTTGCCAATAAAAAAGAGGAACGAGCCGCAAATTAGCCCGTCCCTCTACACTTAAAAAACTAAACTATAAATCCTTATTCTTCTCTCCAATAGAAAGCGAAGCGTATATCTTTCCCGTTCGCCCCCAATTCGCAACAGCTTGCATTTCTCTCTTCGTCACAGTTAAGGTATCTGGACAACTCATCCCTTAACTTTAAGATGTCAAGGTCAGTTGGATTACCATATACACACTTGACAGTTCCGCTGTTAGTGCCAAAGGCGTAATCTACAAGATACAAACACCTGTCTCGCCAAAATGTTTGGCGCTCCGCTATTCCGTCATCGAACTCGCTAACAATGGTGTCGGCAAAATCCTCGAGAATATTCTTGTTGTCAATAGGTGCTGGAGTCAAATTTCTTTTGTTCATACCCACCAACTTTCTGTTTTTGCCTTTTCGTCTACCTTGATAGACCCCGGTTTAATATAGTGCTCGTATGATGTGTAGTCCATAGACGACGTACCATTTCTATAACTGACAGTTATTCCCTCCGCATCCAAAGTGTGACCACCATGAACAGCATAGCCATCGCTCACTTCTGTATGTGGTCGGCAATGTATACCCACACCAATTTGTACTTGCGTGGAGTTTGCCACCTCACGATAACACCCAAACATATAAACCTTACGGTAGTTTTCGTGGTTCTTGTATTTCTCTACAAGCTCGTCGTACTCCTTCTGTGTTTCACAGAGATAATATCTGTTTCTGTTACTCCAGGAATACCCCTTATTTGTGTCTGTCAATATTAGTTTCATATTGTGTCCTTTCCGTATTTCTTCATCATGATACAATGTGTTATTTTCTCTTGCTCTTCCGGAGTTTTGTCGCTGAACTTGTCTGCGACCCATTCTCGCAGGTTCCTGCGTTTGTCTTCAATGGTAGGTCGGTTCGTAGGAACTATCGGACATATTCTCTCTAACATCAATGTTGTTGGATTATCATAACGAGAGTCGTAGAACTCATTGATGAACTTATACAGCTCATCAAATGACATATCATCAAGAACCTCGTACATCTTGGAGAGAACCAAGTCCGCATCGACTTTCACAAAACGAGGATTGACAAATTCCATCTTCTCACCAGTCCACAAAGAAACGCTTTCAGAAGAACCGTAATAGCTCTTGTGGTTGTATAGTTTAACTAACACACCTTCTCCTTGGTATTTGCGACCTCCCGATACAACACAAGGGATTCCAAACTCCTCTATATCGTAATCTCTCCACCACATTGTGGTCAGGCTCGATGGTGTCGATGCACTTTTTGCATAGTCGCGCATTGCAACAAGGGCTTTATCTTTAATACTGTCGTCGGCTTCCGTAATACGAGGATAGTCATAGTAAAAGTCACCACAATACCCTCTTGTTGTCCACTGGCCGGTCTTCAGTCGATTGTCGTCAGCATCAAAATACAAAAAGTTTGTATCTGAGTCGTCATAATAGTTATGGTCGCGTTCTACAATGACATATAGGTTCAATCCTTTGGTGCGCAAGTCTGCTCGCGTAAGATTGTATCTTTCTACTTCCAGTGTTGGATATGCATTTATCGTTTCCATAATTGCCAATATTAAAGTTCCTTCAGTACATCTTCGGTTGTTCCCTCATACTCCCACCAACCTTCTGCGAGGTCGTGGTCTGCGCCATACTCCTCCATGAGGTCGTAGATTTCATCTGACAGATCCTCGTCCACATCATCAAGTTTCATATTGTTTGAAGCGAGGACCGAACGGACTCTCTCTACACGCTCCATATCGACATTCTTTCCAACATAGGCAATAGCCAGCTCCAAGTCTGTAGCACCTAAGAAAAGGTTGTCATTTTCCCACTCTGCCATTTCGCGCTCATCATCAAACTCAATCTTGATGAGGGAGAGCATACGCTGCGGAATGGCATCGCTAACTGAACTGCTTTCTCCTTCCTTCATATACTGGTTGAAGATACTTGCGTAGGTATCGAGCTTGATTTCACGCTCAATATTCTTAACTTCGCTTTCGGTAAGACCCTTTTGGGTAAGGATATTCTTATGAGTTGCCATAATGTTTAGAATTTTAAGTGATTACTTATTTATCTTATTTGCATTACAAAGATAGTGATATTTTATCAAATATGCAAGTATTTAGCAAGAAAAGTTTATCTTATTTGCAAGTTTATTTTATTGTGTATCAAAGTCTTGCGTAATTAAAAAAGCTGCCTATCCTCACGGACGAGCAGCCACCACAGTCAAATATGATAATTAGTAATCATCGCATTTCTCAAGATATTCCTTCCATGCGATAGGAAGGACTTTCTTTAGCAGCTCATTACTCTTTGCTTCCTTATCGTCAAAGAGCTCACGAACCGCTTCTTTCGGATCCATAGTGTAACCGCACTCATGGTTTCCAAACTCGCATATCAGAGCGTCCTTTAATTGCTCCTCATTGGACAAGAATTCCTTTTGCTGCCTATCCTGCTCCTCAGCCCATTCGATAAACAAGTGGTAGTCTGTCTTCAGACAATAAGCACCACCTCCAAGAGGCTGTAACTTCTGCAAATCTTCCTCGCTTGTTGTCAGTCCCCATTCCGACATCATTTCTTCAAACTGCTTCTGGCTAAAAGCTGCCTTCAACGGCAATTTGCTAAAACTCTCTTGATGTTGTTTTCTCCACTCTTCGTATTTCATAGTTATTTCTTATTAAGTTCTTGTCTAAGAAATAAGACAGTTTCCATGATGTCATTATAGAACCACTGCCATGCTAATATTCTCTTTTGTTCATCGGTAACCTTCAGCCACTCGCCACAAATTTTATGGTGACGGATGCTGAGTCTTTCGAGTGATGGAGCTATCTTCTTGCCGTATTCTTCTGCCAACTCGTCATAATCCATTTCCTTGCCGGCAAGGACTCTTCTTGCTAAGCGAGTTGCTGTATCGTGCCAAAGTTCATAGATAGAACTTTCATTTGCAAGCATCAGATGCAAGCTATTCATATCGTCGGTGCGCTTATACTGCACCATTTCTAAACTTGTCATAGCGTATTTGTTTTTTTAGTCAATAAAATCGTTGAATTCAAACACTTCGGTATTTCCTTCGTAATGTGGTTTCTTGTCACAGGCATACCCCATCCATGAGTCATATTCATATACTCTGTACATGTGATAGCCAGCCTTTATGAGAGCTTGAAAAGCGGCTTTCATTTCGCAACCATGGATTTTTACAAAATCATCGCTGCCAAACAAAGCCTTGTGGTCAAACTCATAAGCCCTGCCACTTTTCTTGTGAATACGCAAACCAAGCGTTCTTACACGATAGCCTCCGTCATCCACTGGGTGGAAGATGTTGTGATAATACCCTCCGCGATTGTCAAGGAATACATCGCAGATTTTCTGTACTACATCCTCCCGAACTTCTGTCGGTTGGATGTAGTCGTTTTGTGGAATGTTCACTCTGATTTCCATAGTCTTGTCTTAGTTATAATACTCCACCTCGCTCAAATTCTCGATTGCGACCTCTTCGCCATCCTCGTCGAACGCCTCGATGCTCAATATCTCGGCATCTTCAAAATCGGTGTGAGACACATTCTCGTAGCAGTTGTACGGCACCTCTGAATGGTAGTCGTACTCCTCAACGTAGTTTCCACATACCTTGTATGTTATGAAGATGGCAATTTTGTCCTGCTCGATTTCGTCTTCAATCTCGCTTGACCAACCGTCTTCTAACTCTGCGTTCTCAATAGATGCGCTGATGGCATTCAATGTTTGCTGTGTAAGTATCATATCTTATTTGCTTTAATTTGTGATTACTTGTTTATCTTATTTGCATTACAAAGATAGTGATATTTTATCAAATATGCAAGTATTTAGCAAGAAAAGTTTATCTTATTTGCAAATTTATTTCATCCATCCTACGAGCATGGAAAAAGGCATCTATCCAAGGAACGGACGGATGCCTTTTCGTTGATTACTGCGCTCTTCTAAGCTCTTCCACGGTAACATCAACAACCCTTGCTGCTGCATATAGGGCGTTACTTGTCAGCTGGCGCTGCCATGCTGTATTTGACGGAGACCACCTAAAACCGTTACTCTTGAGTTTGCTTATGACCTCAGCCTTTGGCTTTCCGTCAAAAACTAACTGAAGGCGGTCAAGAGAGTAGTTTTTAACGATGCTACAACCTTCCTTCTCGATAGTCACGCTCTCCTTTCCCGAACGAGCTTCTGCTTTCTCTACGCACCGTTCACATAATTCCTGGAGCTTCCAAAACTTGTGACGCTGTGTAATAAGCGGCTTTTTCAATTTATCGTTCCATTCTACAACTCGCTTAACATATCTGTCAAGCAAGATCTTTTCTCCGTTCTTGGCAAGCGTTTCAGCCTTGCCGTACAGAGAGTTCACGAATAGGCTGCGATGGTACGGAGCATTGTTCTCGTCAATGTCGCGTATAGAACTTGCGGTCAAGTCAAGGTCGTTGCGAATTTTATCCCAACGCTCATCCTCACGTTGCTCAAGAGGTTTCGCTTCCTCCATGGCTCTGCGGATTGACTTCAATGTCTTTTCACGCCAAGCAGAGAAGTCTTCACATGCTTTCACATATGAGGCGTTGGCTTTTTCATTCTTTGAGTTGTTGAACTTTGTAGGTCCAGTAACAAAAGAACTTGCTATGCGGCTTTCCTTGGCAAGAATCGTAGACACCCATGAGTGATATTTGTTATAGTATTCCTCTTGCTTCTCCGTAGGAATATTGGCAAGGTCTGCATTAAGTCCATCTTCGTATGAAACCATTTCAACCTTTGCGGCACGTTCCGGATCCATTGAGGACCAGTTATGAGCCGAGATAGCTGTTTGGTAGAGGTCTCCGAGGTGTCGTTTGTCGTTAAACTTTGTCACCTCATATTTCCCCATTATTGCAGTCGCATTTACCGAGATATAAATATCCTCTTTTGTATTCACGTTTGTTAGGCGATGATATTGCTGGTCAAACATTCCAGTACCTCGCTCTTTTCTTGCGTATGGCTGAAAGTCATATACATTCTCGGCAACACCTGCTTCGCATACTTGAACCACTCTGTGGCAGTTCATGAATGAAAGTTTTTCCATATTCTAAAATTGTGATTAGTAAATATATGCGTAAGCGTATGGATATCCACCAGACATTTCGGCACCTATCCAAAAGGTAAGTCCTCTTCCTCGGCAGAAATCCACGACCTCTGTTCCGAAGAAGAACGTTCCCGTCGTATTCTTTGGTCCAGGAACTACTTTTATTGCGGGCAATTCGCCAGCTTCTTCCACTACCTCGCATGAACTTGCATCTTCCATATTGCCGATGAAACGTCTTAGCTCTTCGGCAAGTTCTTTTATTTTGTCTTTTTCTATCATAACTTTTTGATTTATAGCCGTCCGAAATGACAGCGGATTCCTTGTTTACACTCTTCAACCGTTCTCGCCCCATAGGTCTGTTTCCAGTACACGCTGCCATCATGCTCGTGCACTTCAACAAAAACGCCCCACTTGTTGCCCCAATTACCATTGGCATTAGGGTCTATGCGCTCGATTTTATAACCTCGGTACATCATAGTTATCTTGATTTTTTTGTGATGTCAGACTCTTCAAGCAGTTGGATTAGTCGCTCTACGCCATTTGCAAGACGCTTGATGTTTCTCGCAAACTCTTTTTCTTCAATCGTGAAAGGTGATTGCATATTTCTTGTTTTTTAGAAGAGAGCCGAGCAAAGGGCGCTCGGACTCTCGGTTAGACATTAGAGTAACGAATCTACGCAGAAGGAACGGAAAGCGTTCTTCTCCAAATCCCAATAGCGGATGGTACAAGCAGGAGCTGCATGACCAGTGCCTTTCACCTCGTACTGATAGAGGTTCTTTGCGAGAGTCCCGACTGCATTTCTGAGTTCGCCATTAGTTTTTCTGAACACAAAGCGCACAACTCCAAGAGCCATCTGAGCCTTGAGCTTGTAAGCGTTCCATGCCTTGCGGAGGGCTTCAGAGAAACTCACAGCCTTGTGTCTGCGAAGCGTTTCCCAAGCTGCCTTCATTACCATACTCTTGTTAATTCTCACTGAATTGTTATTTGCTGAACTTGCCATAATGTTTAGAATTTTAAGTGATTACTTTTTTATCTTATTTGCTAATGCAAAGATAATCAAAAGTTATCATATATGCAAGTATTTAACAAGAAAAATTTATCTTATTTGCAAATTTATTTCACTGAATATCAAGAAGTTAGGCTGTCACTTGTGGGCATTTTCGGCATTGACAAACTCGTACCCACAATATGGGCAAACCTTGGTTGTGTCTGGCAAGTACGTTTCACGAAAGTTACGGTAACATGAGTGACACATCTTAGTCTTGCCATTGACAGCTCCATATATAGCCATCGCTAAAATGACAACGATAAGCGCTATTCGCCACGCATTTCCCAGTATATTCTTTTGCTTCTGTGTCATCGCTTTGTTATTACAGGGTTAAACAAATCGTAGTCGGATGGTACGGAGTTCTCCCAAGAATCAACAAGTTCGTCACCGACAATATCACGGATGCTCTTTTTCCAATAGATAGGCGTTTCACCTCCTACATAGAATTGAACTTTAGCCACCAGTTCCTCAACCTGCTCCTTGGAGAATTTAACTCCCATTTTGGTAACGAGTCCGACCTTGAAGAAATCACAATACGGCTTCGCTTTCCGTACAACATTCACAGCCTTGTTTATATCGACAACCGGTTCAATGCTTGCGAATGTCTTGATGCCGAGTTCTTTCAACTTCTCCATAGCCTTGATGCGTTGGGCTGTGTTGTTTCGGCAATAGCTTTCCATTGACTCCATGCCGGTAAGGGTAAAGCCTATTGCTATGCTGTCGGCGAAAAACTGTAATTCTTTCGTGTAGCGAGGGAGAAATACCCAGTCCGTGCACTTAGTAAGCACCTGAACCTTCACATCTTCTTCAAGGGCGTGCTCCACGCACATCGTGGTAAGGTCTCGCGTCTCCGGCAACATTGGGTCACTGACAAACGAAAAGAAGAGCGAGTCGGTAGGCTTCATCAGCTTCTTCGCTTGGACAAGTTCTTTCTCGAAAATAGCAAACGCTGTCTTCTCATCGATGAGGCTCTTCTTCAATGAAACAGTTTCAACACCAAGGATAGCGGACGTAATCCCATGACGATTATAGCAATAGCTGCAAGTATTGCTGCAACCATTGTATAAGTTACAAGCCCAGTGGCAGTACTCGTAGGCTGCACCACTGGGCTCATATATCGCCTTGCCTTTAAACTTGTTCGGCTGTTTCATCGGCATTCTTTTTTGACTTGTTAGCAGTCAGCAACTCGCTGATTTTGTCGTTCACCCAGGTTACGTTGTGTATGAGCTGGCGACAATCAGACATTGCGTCATGCTCCACCCAACCATCAGAATGAGGGATGATAGAATACGGATCCTCAACAGTTGGGTCTATAAGGCGAACACCTTCATAGATGAACGTGCGGCTGTCACGGACATTGAGATACTTCCATGGTAAATTCTTCTCTTCTCTGTCCTTATTGACAACAACGAAAGCGTTGCGAAGGATAGAAATATCAAAATCTGTTCCTTGACACCAAATGACCACTTCGTCCGCACCGTTCTCTGCTTTTACTTCTTTGATGAAGTCCGTCAGGTACATGAGTACGTATTTAATGTTTGAAGTGTACGAGAATTGCTCCTTCGCCTCTTCGGGCTTCTTACTCCACCAATCTACTGTCGCTTGGTCGATGTCAAAGCCGTACATCGCACACGATGTACCATCAACAGCTCTGAAGAACTCGGTCTTCTCTCCTGTTACTTTACTCTCACCAAGACTGAACGCTTTGGCTGCAATACCAATGATAGCAGCCGTAGAACGTCTTGACAATGTCTCCAAGTCAAGAGCGATGTTCACTACTTTCTTTTTCATAATTACGTTTTTTATGTTAGTTTATAAACCTATTCTTTAGCTTCTCATGAAGAGCTTTCATTTTACTGAGGCACCATTCTTTGTCTGCCAGAAGGTCTTTGATGTGATATGGAGCGCCATTCTTACCATGACCATCTGAGCCGAGCCACAAATAAGTTTCCTCGTCCACATCATAGCTTTCTATGTATTCCCCGAGTTCTTCAACAAACTCTTGCGCAGAACCATCGCCATACCAAATGGTGGGGCAGAAATCCTCGCCTGCAGGACTGAATACAGCAATGTCCGCAATATGCTTCTTATCTTGGATTGAAGGACGTACTGACCAGCCTTCTGCTTCTATAGCTTTTAATAATTCTTCATTCATAACTTTAATTCCTAAAAATATGAATACCCACAATTTTGTGCACCATGTTCGGCTGCGCCTTGCGGAATGTATCTGCTATGCGCTTTTCAAACTCTTCCCAAGTCTCATTTTCCTTCCGGGGGGGGTGATTTATAATATCCACAGGAACACGGAAACCTCCGTCAAGATACAATATTGCCTTTTTCATACACAGACCTCCTTATTCAACGACTTCATCAGCCAGCCCTTGTGACAATATGTGGTCCTGCATTAAGTCCAACGCTACATCCTCCGGAAAGTCGGTAACTGTAGCTGCTGCTTTTTCCAAGACTGATGCCTCGCACGAAATGTAGGAATACAACTGGCGAAATTTTCTTACCAGTTCTTGAACCTTGTTATTTACTTTTGATTTCTCCATAATGTTTAGAGCTTTAAGTGATTATTTATCTTATTTGCACTACAAAGATAGTGATAATTTATCAAATATGCAAGTTTTTAGCAAGTATTATTTATCTTATTTGCAAGCATTTTTCGCGCTTTTCACGACATTTCCTCCCATTCGTTGAAGTTGCCTTCTTTGACCACATAGTTGATTTCTCCAGTGAGTGGTGTCTGCATGTGTTCTTTCAAATAGTCGCGGATATATTCATAGACATCGCTGTCTTGCTCTTCCATCCAGTCTGTATCAAACTCTCCCTTTGTCATCACTGCATGAACAGCTTTGGCAAGGGTGCCAAAAACTCCCATAAGTTTATAGCTGCATACGGACATGTGTGCATCGGTCTTGAATACGACAAAGACCTCAGATTGTCTTTTGTTTTTCATGCGCATACCTCCTTTAGTGTTTGCAGCAAGCCTTTGACAAGAATAAGAAGCGTATGCTCGTTTATCTCGCCGTTAAGACTTGCAAGATATGGAGTTTCAATGCTGATAATCCGGTTTCGCTTACATAGCTCGAACGGTTTGCCGTCTTTAACATCCCACCACTCCTGCGTGACGACCTTAAAAGAGAGCGGCATCTTACCATGGTCTTTCAGCCATTTGTTGAGGCTAATGACTTGGTTCATTATTCCAAAGTCGTCTATCCAGTTCTGATTGATGGACTGGCGGAACAATCTACCACCTTGCTCTTCCCACGGAAGAACTTCAACGTTACGCATCTGGGCAAACTCGCGACAGTTGTATGCAAAGCTGTTTTCGTTACTCATAATCATCATCCTCCTCATCGACAGAACACCAGTCATCTTCTTCATCTTCTTCGCTATCTTCCCATACGCCATCAAATCCTTGGTCTGGGTCTGCTTCTGGGATGTCATTGATATACTCTCCACTTTCTGTAAGTGAAGGCCATTTGATGTTAGGATTGTCGCCTTGCGGATATTCGCCATCAATTCCAAAGGCGAGCTCTATGCCAATATGTCTAATATCGTCCGATACATGGTCCGTCCCTACCTTGCGTCCATCGGGACAAGAAATAACACCACTACCGTCCTCGTAGTCTTTGTGGCTGTACCCGTTCATTTCGGCAAGTAACTCATAAAAGTCCTTACCACCGAACACTCCGTAGCCCTCGTAGCGTTCCTCCTTCCATTTGTTACCCTTGTCATCAACAAGGTAAACAGTATGCTCCTCGCCATTTACTATGCGATGATGCGTATCCATTGTGAACCAACTAAATTGTCCCATATCTTTGTTTTTTAGGTTTTACTATTTCTTGGTGTATCTATAAAGCTCGTCTGTGTCGTACCCAAGCTCATCACAGACAGCATCAATTTTATCAGCAGGAGCGGTAAAGGAGACATAAGCGTCTCCGCAATCCTCGCCATCCCAATAGGTGTCAAGAACTTCACCTCCGGTTTTTGTAACTTCATACTCTGCAGAGCGGATATCCCCTTCGTGCTCGCAATCAACTATCGGGTAATGATAAATCTTAGTTGCCATTATTTTTCCTCCTCCTTGTTTTGGTAAACGATTTCAAAAGTGTCCTCCTTGATGCTTCTGCCTACAAGTGCAGTAAAGATGATGCCGTCACCCCAATCTTCTTTTAGGTTTTCGAGCTCTTTGTTGGTGCTGCGTGTATGAGTTCCTGTCTTGCGTACCGCCCAGAAGAAATGTCCGTCACGCTTTCTTTTAGCGAGGTCATCAACCTTTTCGAGGTCATAGATAATGTCTGAATAGTAACCCTCCATTACTTTCATTGCTGTATCGAGCATGTCCTTCTTTAATTCGGTTGCTGTTTTGAATGTCTTTGTTATTACTGCCATAATGTTTATAACTTTAAGTGATTACTTTTTTATCTTATTTGCTAATGCAAAGATAGTGATTTATTATCATATATGCAAGTATTTAGCAAGAAAAGTTTATCTTATTTGCAAGTAAAATTCACTAAATTCGTGTCGTGAGCAACTTGATAAAAACTAATGTATTTTTCTTATTTGCATTTCTTAGCCGCTATGTTTTTGCGGACAACTAATTATTTTTTGTATTATCTTATTTGCATCAAAGGCTACCTTTATTTGGTCTATTATAGAAGGCAAAGAACAAGCAATTACCCGTAATTGATGTGTCACAGTAGATATGCGTCTTGTAATTATTTTTGGCTTCAAGAAGGTCTACAAATCCACTTAATCCCTTAGCTTCTTCGCTTAGTTTGCAGATATAACCAGTGCCGTATTCTGCATCATAATTGAGCGTGTACAAATCACGCATTCCTGGACTTGAAGCAAGGATTTGACGAATGCCAAGTTCTTTTAGAATGTTTTTTCGCCCATGATAAGGAGTATAGCCGCTTCGCAGTAAGTTTTCCGTTTGAGTAGGCAAACACTTTGCAATGTCGCCAAATCTGTTTACAAGTACTCCTTGTTGACTGTTGTGTATTGCTGCCCTGTTGGCAGTCTTATAGTTCAATTTTGCCATACGCTCATAAAAATTTTATCTTTATTTTATACTTCAAAGATAGTCATAATTTATCATATATGCAAGTTTTTACAAGCAAAATTTATCGTATATGCAAATTTTATTTCATTGATTATCAGCGTCTTACGTTATTATACAACAATATAGAATAATCATTTATACGCAAAAAAGATACACAAGCCATTTCCCGATGCTATTATTCTCAAATCTCAACACTCCAACATTGTTCGCAAATCATAGTAAAAATTGGCTGGAATTGATTAATTTTGCACACAAAAACGTAATACGACTTTATATGAAATTCAATATAAAACATATAGTTTCCAATATAGCACTTGCAGCCCTTGTTTTTCTCCCAATTAGTGGTCATGCACAAGATGCGTCAGACAAGCACAAATATTTTCCCAAGTTGTTCAAACTGAACGAGAGCTTTTCTATTGGCATTCAAGGAGCAGGATTAGAGCACATGGATTATGGGGCAATGGGGTTGAACGCCACGTTTTATGGGGTCTATCTCGATTACATGTGGTGGCCACGCAAACATGGCAACGATGTCCGTGTCGACAAATGGCAAGACCATTCAGTATGGGGTTCTCATGTCGGCTACCATATTCCATTCTTCCAATATGCAGGAAGTAGTATCAGGCTAATCCCTATGGTGGGATATACATACATCAAAGAGGGCATCACTGATGGTGAAGATTGGAGCGTAGGTGAAAGCGGCATCGTAAACAAGTTCCACGTTACAGAAGAAAAGGGTGGATTCGACTATGGAGCAGCTTTAGTATTTCAGAACTCAGATAGCAACATAGGAGCTTATGATTTCTCTATTGGTGTCACAAGACACACACTTTGGGTCGGTCTTGCATGGGAATTTCAAATCTGGAAGATGAAGCAGGGCTCATCCAAAAGACAAATAAAATAACACAACTTCTAACATACATCACCATTTATGGAAACAGCAATCGGTATACTCTTTATACTCCTCATTATTACACTTGTCAAGCCAAATGCAGCGATATTCGACAAAGTTCCCTTCTTCAAGAACAAAGGTAACGGTATCAGAAGATTGTACTTCTTTGGCTTTTGGTTCATTCTCTCATCTGTTTTAGCTATTATGTTTGGCGAAAGGGAGCCACAAAAGGCAACTGGCAGACAGCAGACAGATGAAGCTCCGCAAAAAGATTTTGCCATTCTTGATGACAGCACCACTGTCGTGCTAAAAGGGAAAGACACTCTCCGCTTCGATACAAAGGGCAACATCGAGTGGACTGCCACCGGCATGAATGACGGTTCTTCGGCTCGTATTAATGTCGTATTCTCCGAGCCTGTTGGAGTGTATTCTTCATCAACTAATTTCGATCGGAAGAACTTTGACGGTTTCGTGTATAGCGGTTTCAAGTTCTACGAAGGAGAATACGGTGTCGTTGGTCTTTATAATTTCAAAGACGACAACGGATTGGTTCGTATAGGCAAAGCAACAGACAGAAGTAACGTCATCACTCAAAAAGAATACCAACACCTTCAGTCTGCAATCGAACTTAAATTCAAGACACAGATTAAACCTCTGGAATACTACGACATAAAGTCTTTTGTAGACTCCATCAAGGTATACATTCAGAATGTGGACGGAGAAAATTCCCAGTATGAAAAAAGAGAATATGTCATATCTAATGACGATGATGTTTTCAAGGTCATTCTCAATGGCATATTCCCCAATAACAATTAGAACAAGGATTGTTCCTTGGCGATATGTTTCAAACGGTTCTCGGCAACGCTGTAGAACCGTTTGTCTTTTTCTATACCCACATATATTCGATTGAGCCTTTCAGCGGCAACGGCTGTGGTGCCGGAGCCGAGGAACGGATCAAGAACGGCATCACCTTCTTTGGTGGTGAGCTTGATTATTCGCTCGAATATCTCAGTCGGCTTCTGCGTAGGATGCTCTTTCTTGGTCACCACCCTGCTGTGGAATACACGATTATAAAGTTCGTTCTCTTCAAGATTGTTGAGGGCTGTTCCTTGCTCGTATATGCGGATGATGAATTCCACATTCTGCGAGAAACGCTTCTTACTGATAATGTTCAGAGGCTTCTCCCAAAGAAGAATAGCGAACTTATATCCATGACGCTCTGCCCACGCGATATACGCTGCAATTTGCGCTTCGGCACAGAAGATAAAAGCGTTCATCTTTATCATCAGACGAGGAATCTGGTCAAGGAAAGCATTTATCTCCTTTTCGCCAAACTTCACCCCGATACGGCAAAGGTCACTATCATAGTCGTACAAGCCCGATTTGGCAACCAATTTCTTGGATGTCTCCTTATACATCTTGCGGCAGTTGGACTTTGTAAAGTTGTAGGGAGGGTCCGTTATCATGACCGAAAAGCTATATGCTGGGAGATTACACAGCACATCTTCATTGTTCTCATTGTAAAGTTTGCTCTCTGTTATCTTGTTGTAGTACTTCATACTTTTATTCTTTCTCCAAAACGTTTAACAATCTTGTAAATACCACGCTCGGTAATATCATACTTATTGCTCAAGTAGGCAACAATGTAGTTTACCTTATGTTTCTTTGACTTCATCTTACGAAACTCTTCTACCATAGGGAGGTAGTTGAGGTCTTTCGTATCTATACCGTTGTCATTGAGCAGACGAAACAACTGCTCATTCATTTTGATAATCTCGTATCTTGTCATTTCTAAAAGTTATCTAAGTTTTCTATCATCTTTACTCTTTCTTGCGCTTCCGTTATTTCCACAACGGAAACAATAGGCTTTATTTCTCGGGCAGCTTCGGCAAAGGAATCCGTTAAGGACTCAGCACTCTCCACTCTTTCATAAGCGCCATTCATGCTGATTGGCACACCTGCACCTATGGAGTTCATAACCGTAAGCAGAGGCTCAAATATCTTCGTAGCCTTTGCTGTCATCACAAACTCTCCATTAGAGAGGTTAGCCGGGATGGAGTCGCTCGTGCCAGTTCCAGGACCATTGACCTTACCACCTTCTGCGAAATTCTCTTTTGCAGAATTAACGGAAGATACTGCCGTTGCCATATTTGTAAGTACAGTCGCTGTTGTTGTTACTATTGCTGGTATCATTGCAGGCCAACCAAGAGCGGTTGCAGCTTTTATTCCTTCAGATATTGCTACTCCTGTATTCACTGCTATCTTGAACAATGCTAAAATCTTACTGAGCCTTGCAGCATTTTTATCATGCTCGCCTATAGTTGCCAATAAATCAATAAGACTATCACCCAAGCTTTTCATCGATTTTACATATGCCTGCTTGTTCTTCAGATTAGCCCTATCTATTGCTATCTGAGCATCTGATTGGGCCTGCTCTGCTTGGCGAAGCCTTTGCAAATACTGCTCCCTTGTCTCGGTTTCGAGCTGACCTTGGTCACGAATAAACAGAAGCCTTTGCTCTGCCATTTCTTGTTGAATTTGTAATTTACGCATTTCAAGGTCAGATACCATTTCAATGCCATTTTCTTGAAGATACTGTTCCTGTGTTTGTCCTCCAATAATTTGATTCATTTCCTCATTGACAAAGGTGTCAACCATCGTCATTTCATTCTGCAGAGCAAGCTGTCGCTGTTCAAGCATAAATTGATTGTGAGCTTGACGCAGTTGGTCTTCTTGCTGCCATGACTGCTCCAGTCTGTTGGCGCGTCGTTCTGCATAATCTGCGCTGATGCGTGTGATTTCTGATTGTGCATACTCAACCGATGCTGTGGCTTGCGCAAGCTGCTCATCCGTAGCCGTTCCGGACTGCTCCAACTCCGCAAGAACTTGCTGGCGATACATCAAAGCTGTAGCAGCGCCTTTTTGGGCGGCATCCTCCTCTTGCTTAAGAGCGAGAATGTCAAGGTCTGCTTTCTTTCGGTTCTGCTCCAGCTTCAGGTTTAATTCCTCTTCGGAGCCTTTCTTCACGATAGACAGACGTGACTCAATTTGTTTCTGCTGTTCGCCAATCTTACGCTTGATATTATCATCATCGAGCTTATCAAACTCCTCTTGGAGTTTCTTTTCTTTAGCAACAATAATCTGCCTAATGGCTTCCTTGGAGTTCTCGGTAAGGGTCTTATCAGTGGCGAGTTTAGCTTTCAGCTTGTTTATCTCACCATTGTACTGGTTCTCGAGAAGAGCCTTTCTCTTTTCGACGCACTCACCGAGCAGGTCAAGCATGGCTTTCTCTGCTTCGGCTACGAGTTTGGCTTCTTCTTGTGCTGCCTTGGCTCGGGCACGATCCTCCTTCGTTGTTTTTGAAGTTTTCTTGCCGTTACCATTACCATTTCCACCGTTATCACCATTACCATTTCCACCGTTGTTTGTGTCTGTAGTAGTGCCGTTACCTTCTGTGGTTTGTGTGGGTGTATTAACAGATGTTTTCGACTTTGGCTTTGCTTTAGTCTTTACTGAAATCGGATCGTCGGCGATAGGCTTGATATGTGCAACAGCACCTTGCGTTAAGGTCTTGTTGTATGCATCGAGCACATTATCAGCTACATTCCGGCCAAACTTCTTGAAATCCCCCAAGCCCTCTTGGATGGTTTTTCCAAAGTTGCTCGTTATATCTTTTACTCCTGCTTTTATGTCGCTCCAGGAGAAAGTTGCAACGCCTTTAATAATTTTCCCAAGTCCACTAAGAGAACGGCCAACGGATTTTACCCCGTCGATGATAAGATTAAAAACGAGCTTAACTCCTTCCCAAAGGTTTTTGAACTGCAAGGCTACCAACTGGATAGGCAAGCGTACTAACGCTATCTTATTGTATAGGTCAATACATTTGTTCATTACCCAAATGATAGCGTTGGCTATAGCCCTAAAGGCAGAGGTGGCATAGGTTTTCAAATTTGCCCACACCCCCTTACCTTTGCTTAGTTTGCTGTAGAGTTTCATCAGCAATTCAAAGGCAAGGCTCAATACTGCGGTGAGTATAAATCCCTTGAACGCAGCCTTTGCCGTGGCGACAAAACTGGTTACTCCAACCTTTGCGATAGTAAATGCTTTAGTCCAAGCACTTCCTGTTTCAAGTGCAGAAGCACGTTCCCATAGCGTAATCTCCGCTGTTTTAGCCTTCTGCGTCATCTTCTCTGCATTGGCAAGCTCGCGCTTCTTAGCTACAAGTTGTGTTTCGATACGCTCACGCTCAACCGCTGAAGCACTTTCTAATTGCTTTGTAAGAGAAGCGGTTTGCTTTCTCAGAGCAATTTCATTGTTTTGACATATCTGTACTTGTTGGGTGGCTGCTTGGGCATTACCTACAGCAGAGTTCTTCATCTGTGTAAATGCAGAAACTGCACCGTTGATGAGTTTGGCGAAAGATATTCCAGCTATCACACTTGCTATAATCTGCGCAATGTCGCCAAAATGCTCACGCACAAAATTGACGAGTTCACGGAGTGCTTGCAGTGGAGCGACAAGGGCATCCGAATTACTATCATAGATAGAAAGCAGAAATGCCTCCCATGCGGATTGCAAGCCTTTTATTTCTTGGGTGACTGTACTCATAGATACCTCAAACATATCTCCAGTAGTACCTTGTGCCTCTTGCAGACCTCCGAGCTTCGTTTGGAGAGCATCGATGTTGTTGAGAAGAGCCATTGCTTGTGGAGACACACGACGACCAAAGACATCAGCAAGGTCATTAGCCGACGATGCGGAACTCATTATACCGGAGTCACGGAGTTTCTCAAGGGTCTTTGTAAGACCGTCCGTTTTCAAAGACTGTTGGTCAATGCTTATTCCGTACTTCTCGAATACCTTTTGCTGCTTTGCTGTTGATGTGGCAAGTCCAAGCATTACCATACGGAGAGCAGAGCCTGCATCAGATCCCTTGATGCCGACATCAGCAAGAACACCAAGGGCAGAGTTTACCTCCTCGATAGGCTGACCAAGGGCATGACCGAATGGAGCCGCATTTTTCAATGCTTCCGCCAACTGGCTTACGTTTGTGGCAGAATGTGACGCTGTATAGGAAAGCGAGTCGCTCACATGCGCCATACCTTCTACACCCATATTAAAACCATTGCTTACATTAGTCATAATGTCGGCTGCTTCTGCAAGACCAATCGTATTGGCTTGGGCAAACTGCAAGGTCGGCGACAAAGCATTTGTGGCTTGAGCAGCATTTAGACCGTTTCGGGTAAGGTTCTCCAACGCTCCTGCCGATTCAGCTGCTGTATATGCAGTTGTCGCTCCAAGGCGTTTTGCCTCGTCTGACATCATTTTCATGTCATCTGCGCCTGCCTGTGTAACAGCATGAACACGAGCCATTCCGTCATTAAAGTCTCTACCTACTTGGATTATCTTTTGACCAAATGCCATAATTCCACCGCCAGTAACAATACCGGCGATGGTTGAGCCAACTTCCATGAACTTGCTCTTGATGCTTCCAAGAGCCGTTGTAACAGAGGTTGGATAGTTACCAACATTTCGATAGAACCGCAGCGTTCCCTCCTCGGCACCTTTCAGTTCGTTGGTAATCTGAACGATGTGGTTCTTCAATTCTTGGCCTTTGGCGCTTTCTCGTTCAGCCCTTGACATGGCATCATAGGCTGCGGTAGCATTTGAGAGTTCTGCTCGCAGCTGCTTCAGCGAACCCTCATTCTCCTTCTGCACCTTTATCTGGTTCTGTACTTGACGGCTAAGCGTATTGATAGCATCGCCCTGCTGCTTCATGAAAACACGGCTTGCCTCAGACTGCTTGTCGTATTCAGCCTGAGTGATTTTGCCGTCCTTGAGGTCTTTTTTCAAGGCTTTCATTTGCGCTCTGGCTTCGTCTATCGCAGCCCGATACTTTGCCATTGCATCAACAGCCTCCTGGTACTTGACTTGTATATCTACAATCTTGACCTTTGTGTCTTGACTTGTTGCCATTGTATTTACCTTATTTGCATTGTTAATTAAAAGTTTCTAAATGGTCTTACCAATGAGGCGTCTGAACGGTATATGTTGCCACTCATGTCGCGGTTTATGCTTCCGTCCAAATTGGACTTATAACAATGGTAGCAATATCCCCGGAGGTTATCTTGCGTTGTTGAGGCCCAGTATGTGAAAGAGAAGTCTTTTATGAGCGCATCGCCTCCTACTGCTGTAAGCAACGCTTCTACCTTTTCGTAATATTTATTAATAAGCACCCACTCTGCATAAGAAGGCAGGAAACCAGCCTTACCAGTCGGGAAGAGAAAGTGCTTAGCCACTGCCGCGGCACTATACGGCTCGCCCGTGAAATATCCGTCAGAGCCAGTGAGCTGCTTGACAATCACCTCTGTATTGCTCTTTCCATTATAAGCCCCGGTGTCTGTGGACAATCCATCTATTGCGATGTTCCTGCCGCCATAGTAATATCTACCAGCATCACTAATAGCCATTATCAACCTGTGCTTTCCGTTAGAAACTGCTATGCCCTCGACATCGGATTTCGTCCTTTTAGACATAATCCACTCGTCTTCCGTATATAACGTATAGTCCTTACAGAGTATAAGGGCGTTGGCATTATCTAACTTGTCGTAATTGACAACAATCTCTCCGACTGCAGTAATAGTTTTCGCTACCTTGCGCATAATGTTGTTAAGACGAGCCCTTACCGTAATGATAGCCACCTCGTCAACGATTATTCCCGACACTGACAAATTGAACTTGACATCAGAAATCTTTGTCGCTACAACCGCTGGATTGTTGGAGGTTATGGAAACCTCGGCAATAGAAACACCCTCGGGGCTGTATTTTATGCTGTATTCCGCAGAACCACTGCCGTTTGTTGCCATAAAGTTTTCACCGCCGACAATTTCCAAGTTCCCGATAGGGGTTGGAGGCATTTCTTCGGAGATTGCCGCAAGAGGACGCATAAAATATTCGCTATCCTTATAACCCATCTCCAGTTCGACATTTGCACCGAAATGCGCAATCCATAACCTGTAAGCATTATATTGCGTCGTCGAAAAATAGTCGCATGAGTTGGAGTTATAGAACAACTCGTCTGCCCCTATGGTGTTCAAGAGCTGATTTATATACGACCTCTTGCCGCCTATGATGTTCCACTCACCGAGGGCAGCACAATACCCAGTCTTTCCACTTGGGAAATCGTTTCTTCCTGCCAGTTTTGCAGCAAAGGAGTTGGGCAAAGCTTTTGCGATAACATCAGTGTTCGCCTTTCCTGCGAAGTCTTGCTGTGCCACAAGAGCATCATCAGATGTAACGACACCTCCTATCAACGTGCCGCTTGTTCCCCATACACCAAATTTAGGCAAATTCTTCTTGGAAAGGATGAAGCGGTGCGTATTATCTGAAATAGCGACACCATCAGCATCGTTATTCTCCAGACCCAAGTCTATCCACTCGTCCTTGGTGTAATAGTTACCGTTACGGTCAACAATGAGAGCGCCATAGTAATCGAGGCGGTTGACAGAACCATTTATCTTTACAGTGGTCGTTCCGGTAATCGTCATGCCTTTGTACTCCACAGTAACAGTGATGTCCTCATTCATACTTTCTGTAACGTTTTTTGCAGACACCTCAAATGATTTATTACTTGCTATGGTTGTCTTTACATTATCATGGGTGGTCTTTACCTTCTTTATAACACCGCCATCGTCGATCGGTCTTACATAAACACTAAATGTGGCACTTCCGCTACCGTCAATGACATCTATGTCTTTCGTTGATATGTATAGCGACGGACGCAGCACCGACAGCACTTTCTCTTTCGTGAATGTAGATCCGTCCTCCAATGTAACTTCCATCATTATTGTGGCTGTTATCTCTCTCTCTGGCAATTCGCTTGCCGTGAGAGTAAAACCACTTGTACTTACATTCGATACCGATAAGGATAACACTCTTTCGACTATGGATACAACCACGGACTTCGCTTTGATATCTGCATACGCCGGCAGGAATGACAGAGTATAAGGATGAGGGTCCTTGTCCGCAATGCTGTCAGCACCGCTAATCGTCACATCATTGACCTTAATAGAATTGTCGTTTTCGTGTTCGTCACCGAACTCATCCGTCATCTGCATTTGGTCTATGTCAGACACGAAATAATACATCTTTTTACGCACACGTTCCACCAAATCACCTTCAGGACTATAGATGTCAAAAATGAATTTGAACACATGAAACTTTCCGAAATCGTCTCTTGTAAATGTTAGAGTTTTATTGACTTCAGGTTCACAACGCACATCATCATAATAAACTCGCAGCTTGACATTCATGTCCTTTGTATAGACTACATCAATTCCCCTTGTTTTCGTTAGTCGTAGGTTTACTACTTGCGGAACACTGAACGTAATCTGATACGAATTCCCCTTGAGTTTATCAGCCTCATAAGGGCATACATATTGTGATATGTAAGAACCGTTAATAGGTTCATTAAGCGTATTGTATGTGGTGCGCCATTCTCCATGCTCATTGTTTGCAAATATCTCATACCGTATTGGGCATCTATTCGAGGTGTAATTTCTCTCCAGTTGCAGTTCAAAACCTATGATACTATTTGTTATACGGTACGAATACCCAGTCTTGTCTGCATCTATTCCCTCTGGGATTGCATAGATCGGTGTTACATACGGCAGTTTTACAAGCTCTACTGTACTGATACCATTTTTATCTCGCTGTATAGTGCTAACAGCAAAGCAACAGTTGTACTTCTGCAGATACACTGGTATTGACTCGTCAAAATTCTTCAAGTCAAATTCGTTAAGGATAAACTTCTCCTTGATAACGGCATAATCAGCGAGTATCGACTTTAGATAGCCATAGAACTCATCCATGTCAGCGAACGGCTCAAACGTATTCATTCTTATATGCTTGAACTCTACCCCATACGCATTGAGCATAGGACGAGAAGATGCATTTGATACATCCTCGAAAGTTGAGTCTAATGCGCGATAATTCACATAACCGAATATAGGATTGACCTCTGACTGCACTTGCTTTTCGCCATTCCAAACCTTTATCGTGCGTCCCGTGAGCACGTTGGGGTAAGCCAAGTCCGTGCGAAGTCCAGGATAAAAGCAGGAGGTGAATACGGTCTTCTCGTCATCAAGACGCTTGTCATCAATACTTAGCTGGCCATAGCCAGCACCATACAACTCCAATTCCTTAAGTTTCTCTTCTTCTGTTTTATCTTTCTCAGTCTCCGCCATGAGGAAATAATTCTCACAACCGAAATTGCTGTTATACGTTTTTGTCGATGTCGGGTTTTCGCTTGAACCAGACAGTATCTTGTTTGACCAATCAAGGCAGTCGCCATTTACTACCCTGTCTCTTAATTGGTTATAGTACATTGCTGAAATAGTTGTGCCGTCTTTTTCTACCCTTGGCAGTGCTCCATTCAAATAGAAGAGATTCTTGATGAAATCGAAGCACGAAATATCGGGCAGGTTCTCCACTATGTCCATTTCTGCGGGTAGTCCGTTAAATTGGACAGTCGGTGTAATGCTGAGTATACGCAAATACGAGAATGTAGCAGTATTGGAATACTTAATTCCTGTAGCTATCACGTTGTTATCCGCATCTTTAGTTACCCATCCCTCCGAAAGCGAACCGCTCCAAAAACACAGGCCGAACTCGTCATCATCGGCAGCGTCTATAGATAGCTTGCGCACTTCGTACTTTGCACCAAAGTCGAACTTGTAGATGTACTCCGTGTCCGTTTCTTCTCGTGAAATGGAACGTAGTCCCATCCAGTCGTCCGATTCGTCACTATAGATGTCGATGTCGGCTTCTTTGTCTTCATCACCCTGCTTGAAACGTAGGATATATATCCACCAATAGTCTTTCAGCTCAGCCTTGCCTGCCTTGATATCTTCCTTAGACACCCGAACTTCAGCTTCCCCACGCAGCACGCTGTCTATACCACATCTGAAAAGACCCGAACCTTTCGGATCTTTCTTTATAGCAAAACTCTCTTTCAACTCACCAGTACAAGCATAAAGTTCCCAATGTGTGTAATAATGACCGCCTTCTCCGTGTCCTCGGCTTCCAATATGCTTGCTCGTCAGCTCATTTTCTTCAGTCGTTGTGCGGCTTGTACTATAGCCGACATTCTGAATATACTTGTTTCCATTAAAAAGCACGGCCATAAGATTTGAGTATTTTTTCCAACTGCTCAAATCTTTGTCCTTGGTTTTTATAATGTCATGATAACTATCCTGAGCTCCTTGGTTGGTTGATGTGACTTTCCACTTAGTATAGTTTGCCACATATACCCTGCTACCTACGTTCACATAGTCGTCCCAAAGAGGTTTTCCTTCGAGGTTAGACACGGTGAACTTATTTTGCGTTCCACTGCTTACGCCAATGCCGGTTATTGGCAATACGCCATATGTGATATAGTCATCATATACGCACTTGCCGTAATAACGCTTATTGTTGAAATTAGCCTTTGGTAGCAAACCCATACTGTCAGTCAACTCTCGCCCTAAGGCAAACTTCACGCCGTAATGATTATTAATGAGCTGTATCAAACGGTATATAGGGACAACTGGCTTTGGCGGTACTCCGTTTGTGTACGGTATGCCAGCATCATAGTTGGGATAAAGTATGTTTTCTGTGTTCTTCTGATTGTGGGTAGGCAATCCGTAGATGAGGCTATCGTCTCCTGTTTTCCAAACGAACGTGCCAATGGATGGCAACTCGTTCAACTTTATAGAATCGCTCTTCATCTTTTCAAACGCTTTGAGTACTCGCCAAGTCATTACGCACGAAAATGAAGAAGCACCAATCTCCGACACATGAAGATTGGCATTGGGACACAAACAAACACCGTTGATGTAAAATTCTGCATCAACGGATATTCTTGCAAATGCTGAAGAATGGCGAAGGTCGTCAGCAATATCCAATACTCTGCGGTTGTTTGCAGTCATAGGCAGCTTGAACGTATATGAATAGGAACACGTCAGCTTGGATATGTCTGAGAATAGATTGCTGACCCACTTCAATGTAATACCTGAGGGTGTGGGTAGGTCGAGATTGTACTTCTCCCCATCTTTGATTATGTAAAGCTCTTCTTTTATCATAACTATAGTGTTTGGCTTGAGTTGTCTGTTTTTCCGATAGTGATTTCATAATCGGACAACATGGTCTTTGGATCCGTAGAGTAACTTCCGCTGCTTACGCTTATTGGGAGCCACAATTCCGTGCCGCCTTTGTTCTTGCCGAGATACAAATCAACGATTGGGGCACTGACGATTGTCTTGACATATTCCAGGATGTCCTTTGGAAGATTGACTGCACAGCACTTGATGGTCTCTTCGCTTGTTATCTCTGCAGCTCGCTCCATACCCCCAAAAAACATTCCTCCGAATTCTCGCTCAACTTGAAGCGTGTCTGATGAAGGTTTGGTCTTTACCGTAGCCTTCCCTTCACGGAATAAATAGAACTGCAGAAAGCCGAAACGGTCTATCCAGCGTATGTATAAACCATCCTTGTCATTGCAAATTCGCATATTCACCGTTTCATTCACAATCTTCGCCATGTCTGGAAAGGCAAAGTTGAAATTCATATCGAATATTCCACTTGTTACTTTCTCAAGGCAAATATTATATTGGGCAGTCCTTATCGCATTAGGGAAAGAGATAGCAGGGTTGAGGTCAAAAATACCGTCTGTTTTGGCGTTACCAATCAACGATGTTTCGAGCTCTTTCGTGTCGTTATTCCAGCGTACTATTTCGTCATTGTAGGCAAATTCGGTATCTGTCCGTATGGTACCATCGGGATTTACATAATCCCAGCGCCCACCATTATTTGAAGTCCATGAATCATAAGCCATTGTGCTAAGACTATTCTCTAAAGCATAAACAACACCATGCTCTTTGTTCAGAACAATAAATGGGTCTGTTAGTACTTTAGAATAGGCAGGGAATGTCGGCAGATCACCGGTCACAACCTTGTCTATTCTATATCGGAATATCTGGGCATTAGCGTCCGCTTCGTTGCCGTCAAATTTGGCTGATGTTAATTCTCCGCTTTCGGCGCGAAACATGGAAACGTAGAATGGGAAGTTCCTAAACCATACGACATTGCGGATATGGCTAAGGTCTTTGCCGTTCCACTTGAACGCTCCGTACTTGCCAAATTGCTCACCAATCTTCACACTTCCCCAAACTGCGTTTAGAGTAAGGTCACTTGCAAGCATTTTTACATCGCCATCGTTCAATGATATATAGACGGTGGCTGACCTTACTTTCTCCGGCTTACCAATAAGCAACTGCAGAGTCTTGGAGATATACACTGACGCTTTGCCATGGAACAATGAGGCGTTTAGGGTGTAATTACCGCTATCCGATTGTAACGAAACAGTAAGCACGTTGTTGGCCGATTCGTCATTAAGGTCTATTTCGATATAATTGGGATTAAACGCAAAACACCAAAGGTCTGGATATTTTACTGTTCCAGACCTCTCTATTCCATTTACCGTATATAATATTTTTTCTGTTCGCATTGCTTTATGTATTTTCGTTGTCTTGATGTATCTTGTCTATTTCCATATCGAAAACGCCAGCGGACTCTGTTGCTATCTTTTCAAGCTCATCCTTGAGGACCGTATCGAAGATATCGTTATAACCTTTATCACGATAGAGCTTCGTTCCATTCTTCATTATAGAGTAGGCTATAGCACCGCTTAGGCGAGTCAGTCCCTGTTCGGGTGTGCCGTTCTTTGGTATGAGGTTTTGATACGAGATACCCTTGGCAATAATCCAGTCACGGATGAGGCTCGTGAAGTTTCTCGGAACGTTACCCGGTCCTCGGCCTCTTTCCATTGTAAGGAAACTGCTTGCACCTTCAAGATAACCCCCATTGGCGTTTACATTTACCTCCAAAGAAGCAACAGACCTTCCGCTTGCTATACGTCCCTGCTGTGACATATGCTGTATAATACCCGTCTTGACAGCTTCAAGGTGCTGCTTGATGATGTCTTGAATACTCGCTGCTGCCATAGGCTATTCTCCTTCACTCTCGTCCTCAGAACGATGTTCGTCAGTACAAATGATAACACCTTCCTCCTCGATGAGAGGTGGCGTGATAACGATGCCTGTCACATTTTGGTCGAAGTAGTCATACAGCACACGGTAAGACAGCCTACCCTCTATCTGCTCGAACAGACCACTCTCATTAAGGCTCTTAACAAAGCGGATGCACAAGCGCTTCATTTGCTCGATGATGTTGTCATTCTCCTCTCCCTCAAAGTCGAACTGTGTTGAGGCTACAAAAGCAATCTGACTCTGCGGATAGTCGCGCACCTGCGAGTAGTCAAAGTCGAGGTCTCCCGATGGAGGAAGAACATAGATGATGGTAGGTCCATCGATGTGGTCTATCTCATCGTTGGCTTGTGACCAGTTCTTGAACATATAAGTAACACCTTCCAGGCTTTCAACGATGGAACGTATCTTCTGCTCGACGGTTCCGTATCTGGCTGTACCCTTTAATTCTGTATTTCCCATATCAACGCTTCCTAACTTTGTTATTGTTCATATACTGTTTGTGAAGCCTTCTCTCAAACTCGGATTGCATATTGTCGTTCTTCATACACTGGTAGATACGAACCCAAGCGACATCGCGCACATCATTCTGATTGGTGATGCCCATTCGTCTTGCATACCAGTCAAGGACACCGAAGCTGCCAAAGTCCAAATCACGAACACCGGCAGCTTCTTCCTCTTTGGAATATGTCTGCTTGATGTCTCCGAAGAGCTTGTTTATTCTCTCCAGTTCTTCTTTGACAAACGAGAGAAAACCAAAAACATCGTTTACATCAGCGTCCATCAGGTCCACTGAGCTGATGTCAAGGAGGATGCGCACACATTCGCTTATCGGATCTTCTGCAGCAGTAGCACTACGCAGGTCGTCAAGCGTGCCATACGACAAAGCATTGAGGTTTTTAGGGACCTCAACGCCACAAAGGAAAGAAGGGCGAGGTTGCGCATTTAACCTTTCAAGTAAATCCTTCTGCACCTTTTCAGCACAGCACGGAAGCATTACAAGAAAGTCCTTATAGGAGCACTCGTCACCATTATGCTTTTTGTATCGTGATTTGTTCTTCTTCATATCGGACAAACTTAGCTATTATTAGCGATAATTATCTTATTTGCATTTAGGTTTTACTGAACGATACCGTTCATTCGTTTTGCCGTGCAGCAATCTTAGCTTCACGCTCTGCCTCCTGCTGCTCTATGAAATCCGAATGGAAATGAAAAGCCTTCTTGGGATTAAGTGTAAGCCCCAAATATGCCACAAGTTTCTCCAGTTGGTCATATTTCAGACCTCGTGAGCCGTTGAGGTACGATGACAGACTTGTGCTTACAATTCCACATTCTGTAGCCACTTGGCAGACTCGGATGTTCTTGGCTCCAATCGCCATCTTAATTTTCTCTCTGAACATATATTATTCGTTTATTTGTTAATTACATATTTAAGCCAAGCAAAATGCTTGCGCTTTTTCGGATATTCCAAATCTTCCTGGTATTTGTACGCCTCTCGCTCAAAGCAAATGCTTCGGTAGGCTGTATGAGTATCGAAATCACACAAAGGCAAGCGTATCAGATACTCAATGATGTACCAAATGTAAAAGAATACGCCAAGGAGTTCGATGCATTGCTTTGAGTGAATGCGCTCGTGGTTCAAGTCCACATAGCTGATGCCCTTCTTTAAGTCGTTCCGCACAAACAGAACGCCAAAGAAGAACAGGGCCTTGAAGCCCTTAATTGGTATAATGCTGTTCTTAATGACTATCATAATCATTCCTCCTTTTCTTTACTTTCAAGAGTGAGACCGAGATACATGCACAGTTTCTCAAGGTCATCATACGGAAGCGTGCGACGACCATTCAGAAACGCAGAGAAATTCTGCTCCTTGAAATTGAGGTCGACACAAACTGCTCTGTTCTTAACACCAAGTTCCTTCATGCGAAGGAAGATTTTTTCTCTTATTGTCATAATTTCTTTTTACTGTTCATTTCTTACTTTTACTTTTACTTGTACGCCTGCAGAAGACTTGCTTCGTCTAAATATCATTGCCATCATTAGCATGTCGGAATAGTCAGGGGATTTGCCTCCAAGTAATGTTTTCCATTCATCCTTCTTGATGACATCCTTACGCCCGACATCGTTGTCAATATGAGCTTGTTTTAACGCTCCGAGTTCATCTATGATTCGGTCTCGTTGCTCGTCGGTACAGATGATGCGTAATCGCCGGTTGTTGATGAGTTCAGCCAACTTGAAGTAACACTCCGCACGTAAATTCTGATACCGTGGGTCAAGGGGTTTCCAGCCACCATGAAATTCTTTGATACCTTCAAGATAGGACTCCAGGAATGAGCCTACTCCGTCGGCATCCACCACCGTCAGTGACCGAGGTATTTTGTCGCGGATAAGCAATTTCTTCATGTCCTCTTGCACCTCCTTACTCGGAGAGTATTGCTTGTCGATAGCAATCGTACATACATTGCCAACCCACGAGCCAGCCACAAACCTGTCACGGCCTTTAGTTGCAATATCAGCGGAACAGCTACGACCTCCAACTGGTTGTACATGCTCATTGTGGAACATGTCTATCAGAGCATCATAATCTATCAGTGATGCAGGATCGTCGTCATACTCGAAGTTTCCGTAGTACAGACGCTGCACAGTGATTTTATCTGAACGCAAGAGGTTGTCAATGTAATCTTGTGTCACATACGGATTGTCCTTTGGAAGAGCCTTGACGAAACGCCGATAGGGTGCCATTGTCCCATCCTTTTCAGGCTTGACGAACAGCGTGTAGTTCCAACCTCTGGATGGGTTACAGCTATACATAGCCTTGGGTATCGTCTTCCATTTCGTCCCGTCAGGGTTTAATCCTTCAAGCAAAGAGAAACGACCGCGAAGCACATTGATAGCTTTTTCTGCTACCTGTTGGCTTTCATCCACGAAAAGGTCGGTTATAGCATACGAACCAAAGCGGTCAAAGTTTGGGTCTCTTGGCTTCTTTTGCAGCGAACGGAAGAATATCATTGAGCCATTAGAGAAGTATGCACTATTCGTCATGCCTCCTTTGAAATAAATTTGTTCACTTAAACCAAGAAACTCAACAACCTCAAAGAACGTCTTCATCGTGGTATCAAGAAGCTGAACGAGCTGCTCACGGCATATCATCCCCACTGATTTCGGGTATTTCAAGCGGTTCGTTATCTGCCAGAAGCAGCCGAGCCAGGTTTTACCACCACGAGCTCCACCTCCATAAAGCAGCTCCGTTACGCCATTACCCATATCTGTAAGAATGTCATAAGCCGCAAATTGCTTGTCATTCAGTTTCACATCTATCTCCACAACGTTCGTCCCTCATTATGTTAATGATTGGCATTGAGGTTTTGATAGCCTCTCCGTCACTGGTCATATCCACTTTGTCTCCAAGGCCGAGTGCCCTCATTGTAAGCGTAGCATTGAAGTCACCAACACTGGCTCCATCATACTGCTGCATTTCAATGATACTCTTCGCACGCGTCATGGCGGTAAAAAAAGCTTCTTCCTCTTCTGTTCGCTCACTGTCTCTTTCTTCAAGATTTTTCAGTCGCATTTCGAACCACTTACGACTCACACCGAGGTAGGCACACAAACCATACATGGAGAGAGGACGGCGCTTCGACTCCGATTCAATGCGTGTTTCCGCAGGTTTTTTGTCGCCATTGGCATCCACAGCACCTTCTCGTCGGGACGCTCTCTTGGAAAGGATGGGGTTCTCCTCGCTCCACGCAACATAGTCGAGGAACTTCTCTTGAAACTCCTCGGCTGTTTTAATTGCCGTAGGTCGCCCTAATGCGCCTAATGCAAGCTTGTAATATTGATTTCCTCGTTCTGCTGCCATGACTATTTCTCCTTTATTGCTATGAGTGCCACAAAATTGAGATACCGCCAGAATGTGTCAACCTTACGGAAGCCGCTGATGTTAAGCAGTTGCTCGTTCATGTTGATAGTGAGCGGCACAAGGGAGCCTTCAAGACTTCTGCGTTTTGTCTTTATCTGTTCCTCTGTGTACTGGTTCTCTTTCTTAATGTCGTAATACTCTTTTATGAGCACATTGTCGATGTCGTCACTGTTGCCCATCACCTTCTCAACAAGGATTAGAGCACCTCCTGGTTCAAGCGACTCGTAAATATTCTTGAAGATGAACTGCCGATACTCTATCGGAGTAAACTGAATTGTAAGACAGGAAAGGATAAGAGAACAGCCTTTTACAGGCAGTTTTTCTCTTAGGTCGCTGTACTTGACATTGACATATCCATCCTGTATCTCCTTGGAGTATTTCTCTCGGCATTTGGCTATCATCGGCTTGCTCACGTCCGTAAGGACAAAGTTACACTTGGCGCCAAAGTTTTTTATAAGCAGTTCTGATGATAAGCCGGTTGAGCAGCCGATGTCGAGAATGTTTGTCCCCTCCTTCACATAGTTGCGAGCCATACGATAGACAAGTTCCCTCATGCTGTCATAGCCCGGTATTGAACGGGACAGCATGTCAGGGAACACATCGGTCACTTCTTTGTTGAACTCCCATTGTTTCGTGGGAACATAATGGTCTTTGCTCTTGTCTGATTTTTTATTGTTCGTCATAGTCTGGAAATAAGCTGTATTGAACTGGACTTTTGCCCGTGTCCTTGGCTATATCCGGAAACCGCTGAATGAACTTGTCATACGGCTCTGCTGGAATACCATAGCGGGCATACATAGCCCTCGTGCGCGGATTGCTCTCCACTGCAAAGAATTGTTTCCCGTCGTTTCCGTACTTTGGGAACACAAAACGTTTGAGGATGCTTTCCTTGATTGAGGGAGGATCGAGATTGAGGTCGTTAAAGTACGCCTCTTCTGGTCGCCAGTCCGTCTTACGAAAGATGTTCTCCATAGTCTGAGAACCCTGGTAAGACGGACGAGCAGTGATTATGACCACACGATTGTTCTTGATGGCCTCTATGAGGTCTTTTCTGTACTCCTCCGCTTTCAGTCGGGCAGAGAATGGTCGTATCATGCGAGTCTGGCGCTGGTTGGCGACCAAAGTGTAGTTCAAATCTAATAAGATGATTTTTTCTTTCATTATTGCAAAATTGTTTGTTTTAAGCTATGCAAAGATAGGAAAAATTTATCAAATCTGCAAATATCTGACGTTTATTCTATTGTCACTCCAAGGCGTTTTCCAAAGGCGTCTTTTGCCTCCTTCACAAGCTCGGCATGTGAGCCGTCGGGGTAAGGCAGATTGAACTCGAACTCAATGGCCTTCTTCAGACGCTCCATGTACTCGGGGTTGTTCACATCAAGTCTTGTGCCGCGGCACTCCATATACACGAAGTTGTCTATCTGGTCAAGGCGGTATATGTCGCCATACACCGGGCTAAAGATATCGAAGATTTCGCTGTTGGTGTGGTATTTCTGCACCTTTGGTAATGCAGAGAAGTCGCCAAGCACCACGTTTGGTTCATAATCGACATTAAATGTCAGCTGTTTGGATGCGTTCTTGCATTTGTCCTCACGCTTGATGCCGATGTTGTTGCCACAGTTCACACCCTGCGTCCAACATACACATATCGTTTCTGGGGAGGACAGGGCGGAACAAATCGTAGCGATTGCCATTCGGTCTGCCATAAACGGCACGGAGTTGAACACAGAAGAAATGAAGATTGTACTGAACTTTCTTCCGTCGGCTATCTCCGCAAGGAACTTGCGGTCAATCTTCAGACTTTCCTGTTTGCTGATGACTTCGCCTGTCGCGAGGAAATACGGTTCAAAGGCAGAGCACATGATACCACTTTCACGGAGAATACGGGTATTGTTGAGTTTTCCAGCACCGAAGTCAACGATGCTTGTACCAAAACGAGCAGTCCACTCGTCTTTCTTTTTGCCGTCAAGTATCATTGTGTCCTCGCATTTCAAACGTGGCCACAGCCCCTTGAAGAATCCACAACCAAGACCACCTCCTCGTGTATTGCGGCTACGCATAAACGAATTGTGTCGAAGAGTGTCTGCATAACGGTTCTGAATGTCAAAGTCCATTGTAAGATAATTCAACATGAGATTGGCAAATAAAGCCTGCTTGTTGGATATGCGACATACGGGAATAGGACGAATTTTTCTTTCCGCATAGTAGCTAACACGCCCTATACCGTTTACAACGTTATCATCTTCATCAATGACCGTTGGCAACTCTATCTTTTTACGACACAACGAACCATACATTGTAGTCGCATACTGATTTATCTTTTTACTGTTTTTCTTCAGCAGTTCAAAACTGTCCTCGTTTTTTGTGTTCATACACGGATAGAACTCCGGCGTGTCCGGAGTAAGGTCCGGCAAATCCTTTGCAATGGAGTCAATGTCAAACTTGCTCACATATTCCGTTACGGTCTTGCAAGTGTCGGAACGCTTCAAGTCATTGGTCGCTCTGTTGAAAACGATGTTGAGGCTTTTACGTTCGTCGAGTGTCATTCTCGGTATAATCAAGACGGGCACTCGCTTTACCCCTATTCGCGCAGCAACAAAGCTACGCTGGTGACCAGAGATAATCTCGCCACCTTGGTCTACGACAATGGGGGAAAGAAAACCGAGCTTTCGCAAGGAAAGCTCCAGTAAGTCAAGTCGCTTAGGGTCTGACTTTCGGGGATTATAAGTTGATGCATGGATTTTATCCAGCGCTACCATCTGTATCATAAATATGCTAAAAATCTTTTTTTAAGTTCGTCACCTATTTCTTTTTCAGAGAAGAACCCTTTTTCCACAAGGTCCTGCTCAAGCCATGTGTATTCTTCTGCTGATATTTTGAAACGGACACCGGCGATGGCGATTGTGCTTGCCAGTTTCTCTGTGCCAACTTTGGAGTTAGAGTCCATTTCTTCAGCCTTGCTGCGGTCTACACTCTCGGTAATATCCTCGTCATTTTTCAAGAATTCCGCAATGTCACCCTCCTCAAAACCAAGGTCAAGGGCGTTGAACTCCCCGTCTATATCCTTCAGCACATCGGCGAGCTTTTTGGTGTCCCATTTGCCCTTTACCTTGTTGAGCATGATGTTGAGCGCTTTTTCTTTTGCCTCGTCCTCGATATGAACGATAGAGGCGTCAATCTCTTCAACGCCGAGGTCGCGAAGCACGTTCAGTCGCTGATGCCCAGAAATGAGACGGTTATTAACCTCATTCACCACCATCGGCTCCACACACCCGAACTGCTCCAGGCTGTTTTTGAGGTTTGAATATTTTTTACCTTCCTTCTTCATCATTTTGCGAGGATTGTAGAAGGCTTCCTCTATCTCGCTAATCTTCAGTTTCCGAAAGGTCATCGGCTGCTGCGTGTTGTTTCCAGTCTTTTCCATAGAACAATCTTAGTTTTATTTCATTTTCCACTTTCTCCTTTACAAAGCCATTGCGGTAGCGGATCTGCGCCATGACTTCTTCAACCTGTGATTTCTCCATACTGAAACGGTATTTGCCGACCATTGCGACCACTTCCGTTTCCTCGGGCTCATCGTCATCGCCAGTGAATGGGTTGTCTACATCCTCGCCAAAAAGACTTTCGACCTCCATTTCTTTGGGAAACATTTTTTCAACCTCGGACTTGGTAAAACCCAATGTTATAGGGTCTATGCCGGCGGCTCTGATTTCAGACATCACATTTGTCAGGGCTTTGTTGTCGAAGTCGCCGTCAATACGACTAAGTGCAAGATTAAGGGCTTTCTCCTTTTTATCGTCCATATCCACCACACTGACATCTACTTCAGTCCAGCCAAGAGCCTTGAGAACTTTCAGTCGCTGATGTCCGTTTACAAGATTGCCAGTACGCTTATTCATGATAAGCGGAATGACAAGCCCGTAAGTCTGAATACCTCTCTTGATGTCCTGGTATTCCTTGTCTGCCTCCTGCAAATCTTTTCGCGGGTTATAGTCCGCAGGAACCAGCTCGTCAATTTTCTTTCTTACGAATTCCATTTGTCTATTATTTGTTAGTTATTCTCTTGTATGGCACGATGTCAAGACCGAGGGCAGCCATGAGTTTACCTAAATTTCTTGACGATGCCGTTCTCTTTCCTGTTATGATGCTTGAAATACTACTGCTACATATTCCTGACGCTGCGGATATCTCAGACATCTTTAATCCACTACGTTTAATACGTTCGCGAAAAACCTCATTCATTTTGTCTGGAGGAATATTTGTAAACTCTGTACCTATCGGAGCGACAGAGATATGCAAGTACGTCATCACACTGACCAAATCTCTAAATGAGATAGTTCTGTTTCCGCGTATATATGCATTGAAATTTGAAACCTGAAGCCCCAGGTCGTTGCATATCATTGCTTGGGTTACTCCACGAAGCAACATTTGTTGGTATATTCTCTCTCTTATTGCTGTTTTAGCCATTCTTTTGAATTTAATATTTGCATCTGTTCATTAACACTCTCTTCATGTATAAGGCAGAAAAGTCTCTTAATAAATTGACTCTGTAGCCCATATTGTTTTGCTATTTTTACCCACTTCTCAAGTAACTCATTGTATCTACTTGACTGAAAGGCGGACATTCCTTGTTCTGCCTTATATCTTGCAATGTCATGGCAGACATCCATGCGATTGGCCAAGATACGAATTAAATCTTCATCAATCAAATTAATTTGGCTACGACTAAACGTCAAGTTATAATCAGCAGGAACTTCTCTTCTTATTTTTATAGTTGTCAAAATCTCTCTGAATTGTCTCGGTGTTATTTGCTGTTGAGCATCACTTAACGCCTTATCTGGATCACAGTGAACCTCTACCATCAGTCCGTCATAACACAAATCCATAGCCTGCTGACACAACGGTGCGACAAGTTCTTTTTTCCCACCCATATGTGACGGATCGCAAAATATTGGCAAGTCAGGAACACGTCTATGTAATTCAATAGGGATTTCCCATATTGGCGCATTGCGATAAATCTTTTCTCCGTAAAGTGAAAAGCCACGATGGATTGCCGCTAATCGCTTTATCCCAGCTCTGTTCAAACGCTCCAAGGCTCCTACCCACAAATCCAAATCAGAATTAACTGGATTTTTCACTAAAACTTGGATATCACACCCCCGTAGCGCATCTGCTATAGCTTGCACAGCAAATGGATTAGCTGTTGTCCTTGCTCCTATCCAGAGAATATCTATATTATGGCGAAGGGCGGCTTTTACATGCTCAGGTGTTGCAACTTCTGTGGTCACAAGCATCCCTGTTTTGTGCTTTACCATTTCAAGCCAACATAAAGATTCCTCACCAAATCCTTCAAAATTACCAGGCTTTGTTCTCGGCTTCCATGCCCCAGCACGAAAAACATCACAACCTACATCCACCAGCTGTTTAGCAGTTTCCAATACTTGCTCTTCGCTTTCGGCAGAACATGGGCCAGCTATGATAATAGGTGTTTTATCCTTATGCCTAAAACAGATATCTTCCAATTTTAAACGATTTGTCATTGTGCTATTTTTTTATTCTTATGTCCATTGCAAAGATAAGTATAATATAATGATTTTTACTACTTTTGATTAGTTTTGCTTAGTATTTTGATAACTTCTTTGTAAATTCGCAGACTTTGCAGTTTCTTTTGCCTATCTTTGCAGTATGATAATTACTTAACTTGGGTAATTAACATTTATGTTTTTAGGTTTATACCTATCGGGCATCAATGTTTAGTTGCTTTTAGTGATGTATTTATCTTATTTGCAAACAAAGACTACCATCCGTGAGGACAGTAGTCTTTTTTATTCTATTGTGCTGTATCAAAGATTTTCTTCAACTCTGGAATTGAAGATAGGTTATGTTCCTTCAAAATCGAAATAAACTTGTCTCTTCCCAACATCTTGTAGTATTTGATAAATTCTTTATCTATCAAATCTACGGGTTCTCCAGGAGGAATTGCCATATTTTCGTCTCCAGCATAATGTTTACTGCTTGGATCCGACAGCTCTTGCAAAGTTATACCTTCTTTGTTTACGACAAGATACTCCCTCGCTTTGCCAGCCACGTTGATGTTGACACCACCGTAATACTTTGCTACAGACAAATGTGAATTACGCCAGTAGCTTTCTTCCATTAATATTGCCATATTACTTTCTGTATTTAATATTCTTGTTTCCTAATTTCCTAAGATAAGAGATACGATGGGCAACATTACCCTTTGTCCGATTAAGGCGTTTGCCAATTTCGGCACAGGTCACGCCATCGTTATACATCGTTATCATAATAATGGTCTCGTCATCAGTCCATCTTTGCTGTTTGAAAATTCCAGTTTTGCGCAAATGGTAAACGACAGTATTAATTGCGCATCCGATATACTCTGCAATCTCTCTAAGCGTGGAGCCTTCTTTTCTCATGCGAATTATATCCGCCTTATCGCTCTCCGTCAGTTGAATTACAAGAAACTTTTTTCCCATACGCTCAATCAATGGTCTCAAAGGTATAAACATATACAGGAGGGTTCTTTACCCATACGTTCCGCATATTCTTTTCTGTCTGGGACATGAAGAAAGCGAAAGCATCCCGAGCTGTCTTGAAATAGCAACGCCCTCCGGTGTTGCTGTCCTCGATGTAATATTTTGTTTCTCCTTGCAATTCTTCTTTTTTAATACCCTCTGCAAGACATTCTTCCTCCGTTATATCCTGCAAGCGCTGTGTACGCACAGACAGAATACGGATATGATGTGGCATGAGGTGCGGCTTGACGAGAAATTTATCTTTGCGTCCAGCATTGAAATACTCTTTGTTTGCGCCTTCGACTTCCTTGATGAACGCCTTATACTCCTCACCGTCAAGTAAACCCTTTCCTTCATAATATGCTTTTACATCAGCATACGATTGACCAATGGCTACAATTTCTCCCAAGCGGTAGGTGGATAGAGTTTCATAGTCAACAACTTTCCTTCCGTCTTCCAAATGGTAGCGTGCAGAACCCTTTGTTCCAGGAAGAGGCGTGTATCGTACAACTCTGCTGCCAAAGTCCTTAAATTTGATTACACGCCGAAGCTGTGTCTTGGTTCCGGCTATTGCTGCAGCTTCCATTCCGTAATTGTAGTTAAACAATATTTTGTTCATAACTAAAATGGTTTATATTCGTTAATCACTTTCATCACAAACCGCATGGTGTTGGATGCCATCTGCAACGGTGCTTTGTCCCAAAAATCTTCATAACACTTTGCTGCAGGATTAAGAACAACATCGCTGAGCATACGGAAAGAAATGAACGGCATACTAAGAGTGGAACAAACTTGTGCAATGGCGCAAGACTCCATATCGACAGCAATAGCGTAAGGATGTTCGTCAACGATTTTACCCATGGCTTGCTTGGAGTCAATAAACTGGTCACCGCTTACAACTGTTCCTGCAATAATGTTGGTGACATTGAACGAACTCGCAATTTTAACAAGCTCATCATCGGCACGAAAGAATTTAGGTTCTCCTTGCACTTGACCTTTCTCTACCTCTTTGCCACAATACACATCATGATAGCAGTATTGCAGTCCAATGACAGTTTGTCCCGGCTGTAAAGAAGCACAAATACCTCCTGCAACTCCGCTACTGATAATACAGTCTACCTTTTCGGAAACAAGTTCTAAAGTTGCCATAGCAGCGTTTACCTTGCCGATACCACCCCTAACTAACACAACTTCATTTTCTTCACTTGGGTAAAGTCGTATCATACGACACCCTTTGACAACTCTCTCATTACGAGACAAAGGAGCATTAGGTAACCATGCTTTTACAATTGCCTCATACTCCTTGTCCATTGCTACTATTATTCCTATCGTCATATAATTATAATTTGAATTCGTTATACCAATCCTCATCTTTTTTGATAAGGCTTACAAGAAAGGAAACGAGTCTACGTTTGCTGCCAATGGTGACAATAGTGTCAATAAAGTTTCGCTTCTGTTCATCCGTTGCGATGAAAATGAAGCCGTGCTTGCAGGACTCCGGCTTCAACTGTTTTATTTGCGAATTGAGTTTCTTGAAATTTATTTTCATTACTTATTATTCAAATGCGTGCCACAAAAGAGTTTCCAAGGCAGAAACTTCAATACCATGCATATCACAGATGGTGCAAAGCGCATCATCACCACCTTCAGAACGAACCTCCATTATTTCTTCTTTCCACTGAAGATAAGTTTCGTCAGTATCATCGATGTACAATGATTCGCGTATCTTGCCCCAAGTTTGCCTTGCTTCTTCATTCATTTTGTTAATAAGGTCTTTCATCTTGATTGTATTTTTGGGGTTGCCCAGTAGATACTGAGCAACCAAATGAATAATTTACTGTAGTCCCCAAGAGTTTTCGTCGATACCTTTGGAGCCGAGCCATACTCTCATTTTTTCTGTGATTTCCTCTTCGTTAGCGAAGAAGTTTTCACCGAGCAATACGGTCTGTGGACCTGACTGCATAACGATATACTCTGCGAATTCATCCATAAATTCATTGAAGATGGCCTCGTTCTCTTCGTTAAGGTCGTTACCAATTACTACTTCCATAATCTTCATAATGTTTAGAGTGTTAAGTGATTACTTGTTTATCTTATTTGCATTACAAAGATAGTGATTTATTATCATATATGCAAGTATTTAGCAAGAAAAGTTTATCTTATTTGCAATTAATTTTTCACTGCTATTAAGCCACAGAAATTGAGGTATCGCCAAAACGTATCAACCTTTGTGAAGCCTGCAGTACGAAGCATGGACTTATTCCAATCAGAAGTGAGCGGTACGAGCGTGCCGGCAAGGGCTTTTCGCTTATCGCTTATCTGCTCCTCGGTATAGGCGTTCTCCTTTTTGATGTTGTAGTATTCTTTCACCATTACATCGTCAATTACACTTGAATTGCCAATAACCTTTTCCACAAGAAACAAAGCCCCTTCACGCTGTAGCGAGTTATAGATACTGCTGATGACATTTTGGCGATACTCCATCGGCACAAATTGCAGCGTGAGACATGACAAGACAACAGAGCAACGCTGCACTGGACAACCATCTCTAATGTCCCATTTGCGAACATCAACCCTTCTGTCTTTTTGATAGAGCTTTCGGCAACGTTGAAGCATCGGCTCGCTGACATCAATGAGGGTAAAATCACACATTTCAGCTTCCTCACATTCGACAAGCTCTTTGCTTGATAATCCCGTCGAGCAACCAATATCAAGAACGTTTGAGTGCGGACGCAGAAAATTCCTCGCCATCCTAAACATCAGTTCACGCATATTATCATAACCAGGAATGGAGCGTGAGAGCATATCCGTGAACACCTCGGCTACGCCCTCATCAAATTTCCAACTTCCCTCAAGTAATGTCTTTGGTTCTATTCTGTCCATAATCTACTTTGGTTCACTGTCATCGACTTCAAATTCTATGTCGTTGATGTTCTTCTGTAAAATTCTCAAACACGCATCAATATTAGGCGTGTTCTTAATTGTGTTCTCGCCACAATAGGCGTCCATGCACGTTTCAAGTTTGTCCATATATGGGTTCTTTATACTCTGAGCGAAACCCATTTTGGACTCAATCAGCTTATCCATACGCTTATTATGTTCTACAAGGAACCGGCACATAAGGATGGAAAAATAAGCATCTGTTCGCATTGCCGTAAGACGGTCATCGGGATAGCGCCTTTTGTGTTCAGAGTTTATACAATACCAAAGAATAACAAAATCGTTTTGGTACTCCTCGCAGAAACGCTCCGTCTGTTTATTTATACGCTCTATATGGCGAGGGTCGAGGTCTTTCTTCGGTGACTCGATATATTCTTGGTGTACCTTCTTTACAGCCCTTGATAGTTTTATGGTTTCTGAGATACGCAGCTCTGCACAGCATTTTAGGACTTTGTCTGCATAGACCCAAGCAATGTGCGAAATTATGAGAGGAACGAACGCTATCATCATATTCTCTTTCCACGAAAACAAGTCAAGCATCGTATGGACATCACTTTTTATCTCCTTCTTAAACCTTGCTTCTTCAAATATAGGAGGAAGCTGCGCCTTTTCTTTGATTGTATCAAACATTCTACGTTCTGCATCTTTAAGGGCATTGTAGTCGATTCCAGTTTCATATGCCAGTTTCAAGAGTGCTGCATCAGGATGCTCATAGCCGTTTGGCACAGTCTTTTGTTCCGCTTTTACAGCAGGTTCGTCTTCTTCTTTATTCAAAGGCTGTTTTACCATTGACTCTCCTTTCGAGAAATCAAGAACGTCTTCTTGTGCGGCACAAGTGACATCTTTTGGAGCAAGGAATGGGCATGCTGCCGTTCTTGTCGCATCGTATGTCCTGGATGTTACATCTTCTTTCGAGGATGCTTGGGCTTCTATCTGACGCTGGATAGCACAACGATATTGCGGCATTTTCTTCAAGCGTTGATTATACCAAACAGCTTTCTTGCACTGCAAGCAGTTTGTGTCTTGCCAAATCATCAATTCCTTGTCGGAGTCAAAGCAAGATTTATTCGTATTCATAACTACTGAATGTTAATGGGGTTAGTTCGTAATGTTTTGAGGTTAAGGAACGCTCCATGGTTCTCGATGGAGCCACTGAAGAGCTTCCACAAGATATTGCAGCCAAGCTGCGCAATGGTTGAGTTGATGAACAAATCCTGCTTGCGCAAGGCTTCTGCAAGCGAGCAAGACGGACCACTATCCTCGTCCCTTACTTCACTGAGGTCGAAAAGCTCGTCAACACATTTAAGTGTACCCGAAGACTCTATTTTGCGTTTCTTTGGCTGCTTGACTGGGTTTATTGTACCGAGAACGACCTGACCAGTATCTGTTGTGTTGCCAAAATCGAGCCAGTAGTATGGCATGGTATAGTCTTTATCGCCTACGCTTCCATTCTTGTTCTTGCGGAGATATTTGCCTATCTCTATGCGGGCCTTCACGTTGTCAACACACGTTATGGTTATATTGGCGGTAGCACAACTCTCGTATGGATATTGCTCACGAACAGCATTCCAATCAAGACCGAAGAATCGGTTGATTCGTGTTGTTAGTACAAAAGCTTTATTCAAGCCAATTTCCGTTGGTGCGAATAACTGACGACTAAGATTTGACGGTGTTACAACATCATCGTCAATTACGGTTACATGAAGTCCAGGATGTCCCAGCTGTATTAGAGCACAGTTAATCCTCGCAAGCGAAGTCAAGACTTGGCTTCCAGTACCTCCTGCTCCTACCAAGTTCACCTCAATGGGATGAACTGGAGCAAGTAGATAATTCTCCGTATAGTGTATCTTCTTCATCGTAGTAAATCTTGTAATTTGCATTTAGCTTGTTTGAGCATATTGTCGGGGAAGGGCTTTCCGTTAAGTATGCAATCTTTTGTTATCGTAGCAAGGTTGCCAAGGCAAGGGTTCTCGCCAAGAATGTGAGAAAACTCGGATTGCCAAAACATTGTTTCCCAATAATTGATAACATTGATAAATGTTCTTTTGTCAGGAGTCTTAACTTTTGAATTGCCGAGGCAAACATGGCTGGCATCCGTATTCATAAATGGGGCGAGATACAGAACACTCTTAGGTTTACTTCCCTTAAAAGCCAATACTCGAAGCTGCTTGCCACTTGCGACATACACAAGACCAGGAACTTTCATTTCTCCATCAGGGATTTCAAGGCTCTTTGTGAAGAACAATTTGCGTACTTCCGGTTTGCGATACCACACAAGTTTTTCGTTTCCTACTCGTGTGTCACAATACAACACATTCTCGGGTACAACGCCATAAAGACTGCTGTCAAGTTGCTTGTTAGTGCGTGACAGCGCATCAAACAAGTTCGTTATGGTCTTTTGGCGTAAAGGAAATCCAACACCAAGGCTACCGTCTTTTTTGGATATTTTGTGCTGCTCCAAGTAAAACGACTGCTCTCTACTGTCGGTAGTTCTATAAGCAATGATTGCCATGAACGGCTCATATACTTGGTTAAGCAAATTAGTTATCTTACTCATTTTCTTAATTCTGCTATTAGTTGGTCATTAACATCTGCCCATCTTTGAGGGAAAGAGCTTTCCATTCTCTCCTCAATATCGTCATCGTCAATAAAGGAGTAGCGATACATATTCCCGACGCTAAGATTATACGCTTCTGCATTTATCATTTCGATTGCTCCTTGTGTTATGCAATCGTCATCATCGTAGCAAAAGAAAAATAGTCTCGCCAAGTCCATAAAATCCTCTTCGCTATCATCATTATCAAAATCGTAGCCAAATTCATTCTTCAGCATACTGATATGGTATTCAGATAGCCAACCTTCGCGACAAATTTCAAGTTCATTCTCTATGAGGTCCAACAGATGTGGGTTGTGGTAATTCTCGACACGATACTGTGAAATCATATCTTCAAGCATATCACAAAGTGGCTTGCCTGACTTATATTGCAAATCTGCTGTTTGCTTTATTTCATTGAAGAGTTTAGATATGTCACCCTCGACGTACCTTACCGCCATTTCCCTATAATCCTCACCCCAAAAATCAGTCAAGTCCTCATCGTACTTCATCTTTCCGTCTTCGTCACGCTGATAACAGTTGTCGCTTTGAGCGAGGTTGTACTGGAAGTCATAATTATCCTCGGGAAGCTCATACATATCGTTCCTGTACATAACAGCAAAGGTGAGAGCAAGCAACTTGCGAGTCTTGTCATCAACCTCGCCCATTTTTTTGACTGGTACTGCCCATACTGTATATTCGGGAAATTCAGCGTAATCGTAAACCATGAACTTGATAGGACCATCCTCGCCATGTTGCTGTACCGCTTCCACCTTCCATTTTTCATCGGGGAGGTTTGACTTGAGTAGATTGTAAAGTGCAAGAACATCGTTTTTGAAGTTCCCGGCGACAGTGGGTAACTTGCATGAAATGCCGTATTTAGAGAAGAACTTTGTTACATCTGCTTGAAGGTCAAAGATATTCTGCTTAATATCTTTGACAACAAAGACAGCTTCATCATTACATATATCACAGCCATGGATATTAGCAAATGAGGCATTTAGAAAATGATTGCGCCCATTGCGTCTGGTGTGATACGCTTTCCTTCGGCGTGAAGCTGTTCTGCTTCCCGTGATAGAATTCGTCCTATGTTTTGATAAAGCTGCCATTGTTCTTTGCTTATTTTAGGTTCACACATTGATTATCCCTTTGTTCCAACCGTTGTTTTGAAAGTATAGACGGCATTGTCGCCATCTATCTTCGGACCGTGCACGTTGCTCGTTGTAAGCTCCGGATATTGGTTAGAATAGAAGTTCATTACCTCTTCAGGTGACATCTCCGGATTTGGATCTGCGAGTGTTGCTGAACCATGCTTGAATACTCTCTTGTAGTTGTTGATTTGTAATGCCATGATTATATCCTCCTTTTATTTATTATTCGTTCTCCTCGTCTGCGTCTTCCTCAGCAGAGGCTTTGGGTGTCTTCTTGATGTCAATCTTGATGTTCTTGCCATCAGACTTGTCTTCTGCGCCAAAGAGATTTGCAGCCGACTCGTCGTTGACCTTCTTGATAAAAGCCTCTGCCTTTGCTTGACCACTGGCAACGTCTCCTGCCACTTCGAGCGCCTTCTTGGCACAAGTGAGAGCGTCTTTGTACTTGCTTTCCTTGCGGTTCTGTTCAGCAAGCTCCATCCACTTGTCATACTGAACCTTGCTAACTGCTGCTTTCTCTTTAGCTTTCTTTTCCATTTCGGAAGCCTCCTTTGCAGCAGCCTGTGAGTCCTCAAACGACTTCATGTCAACGAACATCTTGCTTGTTGTGGCTACTGGCTGAATGATGGCGTTTACAAAACCCTCATCAAGCTCACTTGCAGAACCACTTATATTCAGAGGAGCGATTTTGTTTTTCGCTGCATCCTTAACAAGAGAGTTTCCGGGGAGAACACTAACGGTCATGCCGTTCTTTGTCTTGGCGATAGTGATTGCCAATGTGCAACCCTCGCCCATAATTTCTGATAACTTAGTGAATAATTCCATTGTTATATTGTTTATTGGTTTAACCTTTATTCTTCTTGTTTTGCAGACCTGCAAATTTCTGCAGGTGCTTTATCGGTTTCGGCAAATGCTTTGCCGGCTCGTATTGGGGACAAGAGCGTCTATGGCTTGCCACCTCACGACAATGATGAGCACTGCAGTCTGCTATTATCGGATCATCGCCCCACTGCATCAGAGTAGCGTTATCACATTTTGTACAAGATACAGATGTCGTGTCCTTGGGTTTAAGCTGCGGTTTCTTTGCCATTATATACGCTCGAATTTAACTTGATTAGTAATGTCGATGCCAAATTCATCAATAGCGAATAAACCGCCTGCCATTGTCATAACCTTGACACGGCTTGTGATATTTGCTCCGAACTCGTCAAGAACTCGGTATGCCTTGGTTCTTTTGGCTGTAAAGCCGAACTTCTTTCTTAACTCGTTAAATGTAAGTTTTGCCATAATGTTTAGAATTTTAAGTGATTACCTTTTTTATCTTATTTGCTAATGCAAAGATAATCAAAAGTTATCATATATGCAAGTATTTAGCAAGAAAAGTTTATCTTATTTGCAATTATTTTTCGTTGGCTTTCAATGACTTAGAGTGCGCCTCCTTGCGTCTTAAGTGTTCTTCGTATGATATGGCTTCTTTGCGCTGCTTCTCATATTCACGCTCTTTCCGCAACTTCTCTTCTTCGTCTTGGCGTCTCCACATATCTTCCCTTCGGTCTTTAAGGAACATATCCAGTGAACCAAGGATGGCTGCAGGGTCAATGGAGCCGTAGAATTTACCATACCTCGCAGAACGTAATCGAGAGCAGAAAAGAATGAACTCCATAAGCGTAAGCTGCGGGTGTTCGTTGATGATTTGCGTGCAGAGCGATTTGGACTGCCATTCATTCATCTTTTCCCTCGCTCCGCAAAACATGCTCACGGCAAGTAGCTGACTCTCCATCCACATAACCGCGGAGTCCTTCACTGTCTCACCACTCCTCGGATCTATAGTTTCGGGGAAAGCCTCGGACATCACACCGAGCATCGGGCTCTGCATTTCTCTTGCCTTGTCAATGGTAGGAAAGGCTGCGGTCGCACTCGTCTGAAGGTCGATACTATAAGCGGAGATAATCTCTGACGGTTTCATGGCTTTACGGAGTGCCATCGCCTCCTTGCTCACCTCGGTAATACAAAGCATCCGCCTTTGCAATGTCATTGAGGAGATTTTCTGCTTGATTAGCGAGGATAGCTGTTGAGGTTGTCTGACTCGCTTGATTTCTGTTCCCATATGCTGAATTGTTTTTGTTCTTGATTTCAGACACGATGTCGTTGTACTGACTGTCTATCTTGGTCACTGAGAAATTGTTCATAATCCATGACTTGTTAATCATCTTGAGAAAGACCTTCAATGCCTCCAACAGACTGTCGTCGTCGCAAGGCAGCGGTCTCGTTCTGTTAGTGCGGCCAAAGGTTATCTTCTTGATGAGCCGCTTCATCGCAACTGCGTCCTTCGCTGTCCAATAGTAGCTGTCATCATAAAGCTCGCTGTAATAGGCTTCAAAGATGCCTCTTGCCTTGTGGACCAGGGTCTGCTCTTTCTGCTTCCTTTCATTCGACTTGGCTTTGCGCTGCTCCGCTCTTTTTTGCTTCTCCAACTCCTTGGCGTTTTCTGTGGAACCGTCTCCGACAAAGTCGGGGGCGGAACTTAGCGTTAGCGCTTTCTTTTCTTTATTCTTTTCTTTAGTAATAGGGGGTGTGGGGGAAAGAGAGGTTTCTTTTCTGTTTTCTTTTCTTAGATTTTCGTCATATTGCGTGCTGTTTGCGTGTAGATTGCGTGTAAAGCTATCATAACACTCTGATTTACAGTCATTTGTTTGCGTGTAGTTTGCGTGCTGTTTGCGTGTAACCTCGTCCCCCTGCGTGCTGTTTGCGTATTGTTTGCGTGCATTGTAATCGTAACTCTCTATATTACAGATGGTTACTTGCGTACACTTTGCGTGCATTTCAAGTGTAAGGAGATTTCGCTTTTCAAGCTGTTTAAGGAAGTAATAGGCTGCATCTGGTGTGGAATTGAACAACCGACCAAACTTGGCACGACTCATTGTTGCCACCCCTCCGTCATCAACGGCATTGAGCAGCCTAACGAACCACACGATGCGTGATGGCTCGTCTTCAAACCATTGGTCAGTTATGACCCCGTATAAAGGTCCGTAATCCCTCATGTTATCTTGATAAATACCGGTTAATCTCTACGCTGAATTCATCCACAGACTTGCATACGACATACTTGCTGCCGTATTTCTCAACGTTAGCTTGCCAAGCCTTTTGCTCCGGACGCTGATAGCAGTGGGGGCGCTTCATTTCAATGTACAACGCTCCGTAGCCGTGCATCGGTATTGACAGACACAAGTCTGCCACCCCTTTCACAACACCTTCACGCTTTACTCTCGCACCCATGCCGCCCAAGCGTATGCCCTCATTGGCGATATGAAACAACATTCCCTCTTGCGCCAGTTGAGGATAGTTGCGCTGAAACCACCTAATGCAAGCCTGCTGTATGTCGCTTTCGTATGGAGCGGCTTCAGCAGCCTTTCGTACCGTCTTTGCAGGAATACTCTTAACGTTACCACCCTTACGGATAGCATCGAGTAGTCGCTTGTTGAATGTATCTCTCTTATTTGCCATTAATAAAAATATACGTTGGTTAAAGGTTTATACTGACCGTTCACAACACCACTGATGTAGTATTGTCCAGGCTTATCTTCTCTCAAAGTCAAATCACCAACCTTGCCAAAGCGCTTAATGTTCTCACCAAGGTCAACAATCCAACCGTCTTTGCCCTCAAAAGGACGGATCGCTCTTCCAACAATCTGATACCACATAGCAAGCGACATAGTTGGTCGAGCCATTACAACAGTGTCAAGCTCTGGATAATCAAAGCCAGTAGTCAGAACACCTACGTTGGCCAGCACTTTAATCTTGCCACTCTTGAAATCTTCCAGTATGCGGTCTCGCTCTTTACTCTTTGTCGCTCCAGTAACCACAGCCACACCCTCTACTTCTCTTGCAAGCTGTTCGCTCTCTGTGATGAATTGGGTGAACACAAGTATTCCTTTGCGAGGAACGCCATTCTTTGGGTGTAGGAGCCTCCTAACTATATCGGACAGCTGATTACCAAGTCCACATCGAGAAAACTCCTCAAAAAGCGACTGCTCGTCGTAGTCACGACCAGTGGAGTTGCGCTTCACTCTGCTCGTGTCGATTGTTGTCATATCGAAATAGCGCAGATTTGCGAGATAGCCTCTTTGAAGTAAGGTCTGTATGCTCACCTCGTAAAGCACATCATGGAATATTCTTGGTCTGGTTCGCGTGATGAACTTCAAGATACAAGCATTTTTAAGAGTAACGCCAGGCATTGGATGAAAATCATCAATGAAATAGTCTGATGTCTTATACGACCCATTGGGCAAAAAGCCCTTTTCTTTGGTCTCTATGCCTTGTGCTGTTGCAAGTCTGTAAGGAGTGGCTGTCAAGCCAAGAACTTTACGCTTAACCTTTCTGATGAAGGTCGCATACTGTCCTTCTACTGGATTAACACCATGGCACTCGTCAATGATGATAGCCTTGAAATGGTCAAAGTCATCAATGTGCGCCATGATTGAGCCGATTGTCGCAAATGTCACCTCGCTAATCTCCTTGCTGTTAAAGCTGGCAGAGTATATCGAGCAGTTATCCAAGCCGTAACTTCTGTATTTGGCATAGTTTTGCTTCAATATTTCCTTACTTGGCTGGAGCACGAGGACACACTGTCTTAACTTACTGGCGATGTCTGCCACGATAAGTGACTTACCTGCGCCAGTAGGCAGCACGAGGATGCCGTTGCGCTCGTTCTTCCTATCATTGAAGAACTTCACAGCGGCATCACTCGCTTTTACTTGGTAATCCCTAAGAACGTACCCCATTGATTACTTGATTCCGTTCTCATTCAAAGCACCCTCAATGATTACAATATCGGGCACCGCAGTCTTCAAACGCTCAATCTCTGTATTGAGGAGGTTGTCAGTGCTGTCCTCGATGACATCAAGCGCCTCGGGTGAGAACAGCTGCAGATAGCAATCAGCACCTTGAACGTAGTGGTCAATCTCCACTTCTACAAGCTGCTTCTCTTTACCCTTGAAGATAGGAATGTTCACCTTGAAATCGGTCGGCAGATCGCTCTGGACGGCTTGCTGATAAACAACGCCACGGCTTCCGTCGCGGTCCTGCAGCTTCTCCAACTTGGAGTTTACCCTTGCCTTGAAGTTCTTCAGCTTCGCGACCATTTCTGTCGCCTTCTGCTTGTCGTCAAACATGGCACGGTGCAGACGGATGAACTGGCCAAGTTTAGCCGGCTCCCAGCCATCGGCTACATTGAGGCGGAAAGCATTGTAGATATCAGAGAACTCTGCCTGGCCGACAATAGTACGCTTGTAGCGTGCATCTGTCTCATTCACGACGAGACCAATGGAGATTTTCTCACGGTCCACCACAGCGTACACTGCCTTACCATCTACCTTGTCAGCACGCTTCTCAAGCCAGTTGGCGGGCGCTTCGATAGTTCCGGTGAGGTTGCATGACAAAGGCTCCTTTTCGGGCAACGGATCGACAGCCTTAGCTGCCTCACCCTTGCGAACAATTACTTCGATTGGTTTTTCACCTGTGTAGTTCTCGATGTTTACTGAAACTACTTTTTCTTTTGTCTCTTCCATTTTTTAAGATTTTTGTGAGTGAATAATATTTGTTAGTTGTCGTGGGTTCCTGTCTTGAGTGATACAGTGCGTGCCTGACCAAAGAGTGTTGGAGAGTTCAACTCGCTTGGCAAAGCCTTACGCTGACTTACAAGCTCACCTTTTGAATTATAAAGGCCAACAACTCTTTCTTCTTGGTCTATAATTCGGTAGAGCTTGCCTTTCACATACTCTCCGCCTTGCTTGAGGTTGGCAAGAACGGTGTCCATACACTTCTTGACTGGAGCCTTGCGCTCCTTGAACTGTTGCTTCATTTCGTCCTCTTCCTCGGTAATCTGTTTCATTTCGAGTGAGAGGGCAACGTACTCTTCGCGACGCTGGGCTTTCTCAGCGTTAGTGTACGGCTGCAAGTAGTTCTCTTCTGTCACGTCATCAGCCTGTGCGTCAAGCATTTCTTCTCTTTCAGCAGGGGCGAGGTCTTGAAATAACTGTAAATCCATAATTTTACTTGTTTTGGTATTCTAATACGAAATCGTTATAAATCTCTTGGTCTTCAGGAGCCGGAAGCATCACATTCCATTCCGTCAGAGCGTCCGCTTGTATCTGATTGAGGAAATGAGTCATTGCAGCAGAGCTGATGCTTCTCGTACTCCGTTGTCCTGGAGCAAGGAAAAGACGACAGTAATGGTCGTGCCATTTCACCCTTGACTCTCCGCTCCAATGTTCAAGATACGTCATCCACATCCAAAAGAGGCGTGTCTGCGGAACAGAGGCAACGTATTCTTTCTTCACGATGTATATGTTATACTTGCCATCGGGCAGCTTCTCGATGGTATCTACGAGGGAACGGCTTAATTGCGTCCCCTCGTAGCCATTCTTTACAAGCGACAATTTCTCCATTAGAAGGGAAGATCGTCATCCTCTCGTGTCACGGCTTGCGCAACTGGAGCGTCTACCGTAGAGGCTTGGTTACCACTTGGGATTACTACCGGCTTGAGGTTGCCGAGGTATATATGGTTTCTGGCGTCCACTTCCTCTTGTGTATGATGGTTGATGAACTGCTTGCTCGTGGATAGCTTCATGTAATGGGTATTGCCATACTGGTCTGGCTCACGGAGCTCGTAAATCTCCACACCGATGCAATACTTTCTATCCACATACTTTGTTCCGTCCCTCGCTGTCTTTTCCTCAACCTTGACATAGAAGTCATTCTCTTCGAGAGGGCTTACAAAGCACCGTTTGGCGCAAGTGGCACCTTGGATGGTCATTATACCTGCCTCCAACAACTTGGCGAGGTTCATGCTTCCAACCAATTTTACATTTACATTATCTGCCATTTTTATCTGTCGTTTAATGATTTAAAAACCTTGGTATCAGTGATAACATCACGGTTTGTCTCCACAAATTGGATAAATCGCTCGCAGATGTCACGCAATTTTGGAATATCACGTTCTTCCTCAAACACATATACCTCGGAGAATGTCTCCTTGAAATTAGTCACATTGTACTCAAAGTGGCTAATGTTCATTCCCATTTGTTTCAAACAAAACGGATAGACGATGTGCTGCCAATGTTCCTTGAAGTTACCGCTATGGTAGTTCTTGGTAGTCTTGATGTCGTGACAAGAGAACGGAAGCAGTTCGTCTGCGTAGCCGTAAAGGTCTATCGTTCCAAAATGTGTCTCAAGCGTACCTTTGACAAACACTTGTGGTAGAGCACCCTCGTAGTATGTCACGAACTCGTCGGTTACATCTTTGAAGAAATTGAAAGTCTGTGGCTCTCGTAGTTGAGGCTTCTCCTCGTCTTTTAAGCCTGCGCATCGCTCTCTCTGAACCTTGTCGGGGTCAAAGACAACCTCATAAGCGTATCGCTCGGTTATCGGGTCGGTCTTTCGCCTGCCTTTGATTTGGAGGAGGACAACACGGAATGTGATGTTCTCACTCTCCATGTCGTCTTCCTTAACTCGTTCGGCAAGCGGCTTCTTGATCAGCGCATCCACAAGCTCGTTGAAGGCAGTACCTCTATCTGCTGCTTCACTCGTAAACGGAACTCGATTGATTTTGTTGATGAGGTCAATATACATTTTATCGCACCATTCATCAACCGTCACGCTCGGATTTTCGGAAGTGAAGTATTTATAGTAGGTCTTCTCCGCATCGAGATAGGACTGGAAGCTGTCAAGAAGCGTTGCATAAGCGGAATAGTGCTTATGCGTTGTCGCTTGCTGATTGTTCATTGTTCTTGCCCTCCTCGTTAGTTGGTTCTGCTGTAGGTGCAGACTCTTCCTTGGTATCCTCGACAGGAGCAGAGTATGTCTTCGTCTTGGTGTCAAATGTTAGACCGAGTTCCTTTGTGCGTGCCACAAACTTATTTCGGGCTATCGCCTTAGAGTTGCCGACATGCTTGTACTCCTCCACCTTTTTAATATAGGCGGTCGCATCTTCTGCAGTCTTGATGGCTGCGATGTCCTTCTCAATCTCTACGATAAGATGCTTGTATGTCTCGCCCTCAACAGAGCGTTCCTTCAGGCGGTCGATATAGCGCTTGAATACCTGTTTCTCAAGGAAATCGTTACAGCCAACAATCTCACGCTTGTCGTTCTTCAAGTAAGGAACGTCCATCTGCGCCGGCAAGTTGCAGGTGTTCTTGCCCTCAGACTGCTGACAAGGGTCAAAGGTGATGATACGACGGTTACCTTCAGCAACGAGATAACCAACGAGGTCAAGCTCTGTAGCCAACGAGTCGTAGTTGGAGCCACCGAAGAGAGGAACATAACGAACATCCTCGCCATTCTTCTCAGTTGTACGGTGAGCGACAAAAACAACGTGCTTTTTCTTAGAGTTAATCAACTTGAGCAACTGAGTGAACTCCACCTTGCGGACACCATAACCCTCAAGCGTCAAAGAACCGTTGCGCTTTCCAAGTCGTGGATTACTTGCGATAAGATACTCTGCCATCGAGTCGAGCAGCTTGCCACCAGTATCAATGACCAGTGTCTCGTAGTCAGACAAATCCTCGTTGTTGAGGAGGTTGAGAATGTCTGCGTAGTTCTGAACCTGCACGGTGTCCTTGATGAACTCGTAATCAACACGGTTGATACCTCCATCAAAGTCGATAAGCAGCGGCTTTGGAGCACTGAGTGCCATTGTGGTCTTGCCCGAGCCAGGCTGACCATAAACTAACATCTTGATACGGACATTTACGTCCAATTCGTTTGGTTTCTTAATGAGTCCCATAATTTAAATAATTACATTTATGTTTATAAATCGTTAAAATGATAAGTTTTCGGTAAAATTGATAACATGCGTTTGTTCGCTGATTTTTGGTGCGACAGCAGCCGTTTTTCGGCCAAAGACCTGCCTTGTTTCCTGCTTTTAAGCAAGATTAACAAATCCAGCCATAGGCTTGACATTGGCAAGGACTTCCACTGCATTTATCTTCCATTGAGAGTTTGGCGCTCCGTCTGGCTTAAAGCCGTGCACCTTTTCTTCCTCCATTAGTCGCATCAGTCGTTTCTCGCCACCGACAATCTTCTTTGCCATAGTCCAAGAGAAACTCGAGCCTTCCATTCTCTTCAGTATGGAGTTGTACTTCTGCACCATAACCATTGTATTCAGTTCGTTCTTCATTTCTCTGCCCTCCGCTCGACACACTCAACTCTTGCTCGTCTTGGCACACGACAGAAAACCGAGTTTTCTGTAAAAAGAATGTGAACTATCATCAGCATGCAAAGAACAGCCGCAAGGCCTCTTCTCCTTACTTCTCCCAAGTCCCAATCCTTCTCAAAGTGCCTTGATACCATGTACAGCACAAGCTCGTGAGTCGTGGAGATACCGAGTTTTGTGTAGATGTGCTTCTTGTGGGTACGAATTGTCCATACCGGCTTGTCAAGTACGTCAGCGATTTCCTTGTCGGTCAATCCATGACAATACCATTCCGCTATAGCCAATTCTGTATCACTAAGAGCTTTCATCATTTCGTCCTCCGTACCTCTACTTGAAAATTGTCATAGTCAACTTTAACACTCGCATTCCAACCGATACGTATCTGCTCCAAACGCAAACGGCTGACAACAGCCTTCACCGAGCCGTGGCGTTCAATGGGGAATTTCACAGCATCGCCCACGCCCAGTTCACGGATGGTCTTGGTAAGAGGTGCACTTGTATCACAGTTCTCCATACTTGCCTCCTTTCGGGCGACAGGCGCTCTCCGCAACTCGGAGAAACGCACTGTCATTCTTGTGGTAAATCGTCATTACTACCATAATTGTTACTTTTAGGTATATATCTTATTTGCATTTTCGGGATAAATCCCGTACTTTTGTATTGTTATTATTATTATTTCCATTGCAAAGGTAATCAAAACTTATCAATTACGCAAGAAAAATAATCATTTTTGCAAGAAAAATTTTCCGTGCTGTGTGATAAACACGACGGCTTAGTTATTCACATATTAATAAGGTAAGAACAGATGAAAGAAAGTGAAAAAGTAGAGAAGAACGTGAACGCGAGAGAGATTATCGCTAACGTTCTCAAGGAACTGGGGATGAACGCCCCTTCGTTCGCGACAGCCACCGGTATTGCCTATCAGCGAATTTTTGACTTGCAACGTGGACGCACCAAGAAATTCAACCCTGGTGTCGTGAACATGATTTGTCAGGCGTTCCCGTCTATCAACAAAACCTATCTCTATACTGGAGAGGGTTCGGTGATGTCATCCAACAAACCGCTGGATCTTGACAATACCGTAGGTGCGAACATCGCCTCACAAGACGAGATTGCCAAAATGCTCAACAAGGTACTTGACCTCTCCAAGCAGGTCTCAGACAAAGACAAAGCGGTCGAGGAGAAAATGCAGAAACTTCTCGTCAAGGAACGTGAGCTAATGGATAAGGAAATCGAGTTGGCCAAGAGAGAAATCGTACTGGAGCAGAAAGAAGCTGCCCTCGGTTTCAAAAAAGACTGACCGATACCTTATATAATATAGTTGCTAACAGGTTGTCGTTACATCTATGACAGAATTAGTACGAAAATGCAGTTGCAGATGGGAGGGTGGCAAGTGCCGCCTCTCCTCTGCTTTGGAGGGATGGGGATGCAAGTTGCTCACTTGTATGCCAGAGACGGTTCCTCATACAGACAAGGAAAAAGCGAAGTTATTCGCTGAAGTGTATCAATATGCCGACAAGGTCGGGGTTTTGGAGTGTCCTTACTACGACGAAACGACCATAGACCGCACTCTCGATGATGCCGCTCAACTCGCATCGATGGTACATCTTGGGTGTCCAACACGAGCCGAATTATTGTCGGATTTTATAGAAGCAAAATAAAAATAATTGTAAATCAACGACTTAGAACAATATGAAAAAAATTGTGATAGC